TTAGAACTTAACCAATGTTGCGTCCATGGTAGTGGATCTAGTTTTGGTGCATCAAATATTGGATCAAATCCTAATGCTTTCATTCTTTTATTTGCAATAAAATCTACATATTTGGATAGTAGTCGTTCATTAAGTCCAATTATTGATCCATCTTTGAATAGATAGTTGCACCATTGTTTTTCTTCATTAATACAATTTTTCCACATTTTAATTACTTCATCTTTACATTCTTTTATAAGTGGCTTCATTTCAGGGTCATCACCATTTATCCAATTTTTAATGATATGTGTTGTAATTGCTAGGTGTTGTGATTCATCACGTGCAATTAATGATAATATTTTAGCAGAACCTTCCATAAGTTTTAATTCACCAAATGCAAAGGTACAAGCAAACGAAACATAGAATCTTAATCCTTCTAATATATTAACATTTGCCATTGCTAGATATAGCTTTTTCTTTAATACTCTTGTTGATCCTTTTCCATTAACGTCCCATTGTTTTGCATATTCAATAAATTCATCATAATATTTTGTAACTGATGTTGCTCTTTTTAATATTTGTTCGTTATCTACAATTTTATCAAGTACGTCACTTGGGTTTGGATATATATTTTTAATAATATGTGTGTAAGAACGTGAGTGTAGTGTTTCAAAGAAATCCCATACAACAATACAAGCCTCCAACTCTGGTAGTGAACAATATGGTAAAAATGCAATTACTGGACCACGTCCTTGTACACTATCTAATAGTGTTTGATATTTTAAATTAGATGTAAAGATATGCTTTTGCTCTGGACGGAACTGTGCGTAATCTGATCTGTCTTTTTGTAATGATACTTCCTCAGGTCTCCAAAAGTATCCTAGTTGTGTTTGTGTTAGTTTATCAAATATAGGATACTTGTAGGTATCAAACCTTTGTACGTTTTGATCTTCACCAAAGAACATTGGTTGTTTAGTGAAGTCTATCTTAGACTGATTAAAAATAGTTTTACTCATTATAGTTGTATTTAATTATATTGTGCAGGCGTCACAATCTTCGTCGTTGTTAGCACTAGCAGTAATATCTACACCAGTATTAACTTTAGCATGACCGTTAACAATTTGTCTATCTGATAGTTGTAATTCTACGTCTTCTCCGTTGTCATCTTCTATTACCGCACTTAATCCTGCTGGTTGGACCTCTTCTTCTTCGCCTTTAAAATCATACGTATTTTGATAGTATACAGTTTTCCAACCATATTTGTATGAAGTTAACATATCTTGAGCCATTACTGATAATGGCACCTCGTTGTTTTCATATTGTAAAGGGTTGTAACTCCAGTTACCTGATATTGCTTGATCAAAATATTTTTGCATTACTGATACAATATTAATATATCCTTCGTTGCTTGTCATATCCCATAATAAAGTATAATCGTTTTTAAGTTTAGGATAACCTGGTATAATTTGTTTTAGTGGACCTTTTTTACTTTTCTTAATGGATAGTAATGCTCTTGGAGGTTCAATTCCATTTGTTTCATTACTAACAACTGAAGAACTTTCTGAAGGCATTTGTGCTGACAATGTAGAATGTCTTAATCCATATTTTGCAATATCTTTTCTTAAACTTTCCCACGCCATTCTTTGTTTGTGTGGTACAATTTTATCTACTTCTTTTTTGTAGTGATCAATTGGTAGCAATCCGTCTGCATATTTTGTTTTATCAAATGCGGTACACTTACCTTTTTCTTCTGCAATATCACAACTTGTTCTTAATAGGTAATATTGAAATGCTTCTGAAAGTCTATCAACTAATTCACAAGCCTTAGGATCAGAATATTTTACACCATTTTTTGCTAGATAGTGGGCCAAGCCTATATATCCTATGCCTAGGCTTCTTCGTGCTTTAGTGCTTATCTCTGCCGCTTTAACGGGGTATCTTTGATAGTCAATAATTTGTTCTAATGCTCTTACTGATACGTCACATAAGTTGCCTAGTTCACTTACATCATTTATAGCACCAACATTAATTGCAGAAAGAATACATAAAGCAATTTCTCCTTTTTCATCATCTATATGTTGTATAGGGGTTGTGGGTAATGTAATTTCTTGACATAAGTTTGACATTGATACTTTGTCTTTAAAACTTGAATGTGTGTTTGCGTGATCTATATTCATTATATAAATTCTACCTGTCTCTGCTCTTTCTTTTAAAAGGTCAAAAAATAAATCTTGTGCCTTAACAATTTTTTTTGGAATACTTTTATCTTCCTCATATTTTTCATATAAGTCATCAAACTCTTCTGTACCAAATGCATCATATAATCCTGGAGCAAGGTGCGGTGATATTAAACTAATATCTTCATCGTTAATAAATCTTTCATAAAACAATTTAGAAATTTGTATTGAGTAATCCATTCGTCTTACTCTGTTATCTTCTGTACCTTTGTTATTTTTTAAAACTAGAATGTCTTCTATTTCAGGATGCCAAATTGGGAAGTGGACAGTTGCGTTACCTCCACGTACTCCGTTTTGTGTACAACATCTTACAGTTGATTCGAATTTTTTTAGAAACGGAATCACTCCTGTGTGTTGAACTTCTCCACCTCTAATTCTAGAATTAATTCCTCTAATACGTCCTGCATTAATTCCTATACCTGCTCTTCTGGCAACATACAATCCAATTGCCATGTCGCCAGAAAATATAGAGGGTAGAGTGTCGTCTATGTCCACCAACACACAACTCGCAAATTGACGAACAGGAGTTCTTACACCTGCCATAACTGGAGTTGGTATATTGATTTTGTGTAATGAGATTGCATCATAATATTTTTTAACATAAGATAGTCTTGTTTTTTCAGGATAGTCAGCAAACAATGTTGCGGCTATCATCATATACATATCTTGTGGTGTTTCATATAATTGTCCTGAGCTTCTATCTTGTACAAGATATTTGTCTACTACTTGTCTTAATCCTGCATATGTAAATTTTAAATCTCTGTCTCTTCTTATCCAAGTGTTTAATTTTTTAATTTCTGTTTTAGAATACTTGTCTATAATTTCTTTATCGTAAACATTGTTTCGAATATTTCTTAAAAGTAATTTTAATAACGGAATGTATTCGTATTGTCCATGGGCTTCTTTTCTTATATCATAAGAAAGTAATCTTGCCGCGGCGTATTGATAGTTAGGTTGGTCTAGAGTTATTAAATCATTTGCTGATCTTACTAAAACATTTTGAATATCTTTTGTAGTCATGCCATCATAAAATTGTATGTTGGCATTCATTTGAATTTGTGATGCTGATACACCTGGAAGATTTTCACAGGCTTCTTCAACAACGAAATGAATTTTGTTAATGTCTAAAGGTTCTAATCTTCCATCTCTTTTTTTTACTTGAATTTTGGAAGAATTAGTTTGTGTCATTAATTTTTTAAATTTTTTTTCTCTGATTTGTATATCCATATTTATCGTATTTTCACTTTCCAAGGTTTTTTATTTTTATTTTGTCTTTTTATCATGAGCCGTATGTGCGTAGTTTGGTTGTCGTTTTGCTATTTTATTATATACTATTATATAGATGAAAAAAAATTTGTCTACCGGTTATATGAAATTTTTATTTACAACTTTGAATTTAAGTAGCTGATTAAGTACTCTTCAAAGTGTCTATATTCACGATACTTATGATGCCATGGACAAGGATCAACGTTTTCAGGTTATGCTATGATAGTTACTTGATAATCCAGTGTAGCATCAGTACCAGTGTTCGTTGTAGTGTATTGTAATGCTACTGTTTCATTACCTGCTGTAGAATCTTTACTTTCCATAGCGGCTGAAAGAGTTACTCCAACAGAACCATTGCTTTCATTAAATGTATCATCATATGATACTGCGGTAGTTGATGCGTTAATTATAAGTTCGCCAACTCTGTAAGTAGTCCCTCTTTTTATTTTATATTTTATTAAAAGTGACTTATCATTCAATGCTGGAAAATCGTATATCGTAGTGGCCGACGATGTGTTGTTTGCTAAAGTTGCTTGTTTAATTGCTTTGGTTGTTATTCCAATTCCTTGTAATTCTGGAGCGGCATTTAATTCTGAACTACCATCTGCTCTTCTTAAATCTGTTCTTTCAAAAAAGTCTAGTACAGAAGAACATTCATCATTGTCAAATTGTATAATTGGAACTTCTCTAATTGATCCAACACCTTCGAAATTATTTGCAACTGTTGATGCAAACCAGTTACCATGTGAAATAATATTTCTTGCTCCTGTTCCTGAATCTGCTCCAGCGGCTGGTTTAACATAAATTGCTTGTTGTCCAATTGAACTCCAACTAGAAGAATTAAATTGAACATTTCTTGGTCCTTTAGTTAATCCATTTGTAGAGCCATCCATTGTTTCACCTAACATCGCTCCATAATAAGAAATTGTAAAATCACAATTATTAAATCTTACACTTGTTACATCATAAGACATATCTACTAGTCTTGCAAATTTTGAAAATTGACATTGATCAAATACAATATTTGAACAAGGTAAAGCAGTTGTACTTCTTACTGTAACACCTTTTGAATTTGATGCGTCTGCACCACTTGCCGCATATGTTCCTTGAAATTTACAGTCTTTAAGATAAACGTGAGTTGCATTGTCAATAGATAGTCCACCATATGCTTCACCATTTTTAAAACAAATTCCTTGTATTTGAATTTGTGTTGGAGTAGTTGCACCACTATTACCTATACTTCCAAATACTTGTCCGTCATCATCTTCGGTAACTGCCACAGGTGCGTTTCCACCTGCTTGATATAAAATTGTTTTGCCTGGACCTTCACCTACTAAATGTGCATAAGGTGGAATAGTTATTGAAGTTGCTATGTTGTATGTTCCTGCTGGAAAAAATAAAATTCTTCTTGATCGTACGTCGTCTTGATCTGTTTCTGAATACAGTTCATCAAGTGCTCTTTGTATTGCTACTACATCTGCTGTTGATCCATCTCCTACAGCACCAAATGCCTTAACCGAAACGTGATCATCTAATGTTGCTTGTAATGTTCTACTAACATCTCCAGTAGCACCAGTTGTTATTGGTGTTGAATCTCCTAAGTATCCTTTATAAACATATGATAAAGCAGTTGTAAATCCTGAACTGCCAGAAGTCATTATTTCTGTGTTGCCTACTGCTGGAGCTCCATCGGCTACGGTGCCATTGCCTATGTATAATTTTTGATCGTCAATAGACCATCCTAATTCTCCAGCCGCTAATTGCGGTAGATCAGTGGCTTTTCCACGTCTGTGCTGAATTCTTGAGATGCTCACTATTGGCACGATTATATAATTCCTTTAATATATTTAAACATTTAACGTTATTTATTAAAGGATAGACTTGTAGTATTGTTCCAATTTACTATACCATTGTCCTACCCAATGGTCATAGTTGTCTATATCAAATGTTTGAAATTCGTTGTTTTGTGTGCATATAAAGACTCTACCTGATTTAATTTGCGTGTCGTATTGTTTATTATGTGCTTCAGAATATGCAACCAATTGAAGATAGTAATCTTCTACCCATTCTTTCTTTTTTAATTTACGTGCTTGTTTGAAATCCATTATAGCCGGTTCACCTTTATATACACCAACCAAGTCAGTTGTTCCTGCATATAATTCTGGGTAGTGTAATGATACTTCTGATCCCCATACTTCACTAACATTTTTTAATCCATTATCAATAATAACATTTGCCATTGCGTGTGCTTTTTGATGTATAAGATTTGACCCAGGTTTTCTTTCAATACCTTTTACGTGTTTTTCTAATGAGCCGTGCATCACTGTTCCAATGTTAGCTGACTCTGTTGTAATTTGTTGTGCTCTTGCTTCACCAACTCTTTTACGCCATGCGTGTAATTGTGTCATGTCTTTAGTAGCAGATAACACTGTGGTCACAGAAGGTACTGTTCTACCATCTGGAGTAGAGTAATATCTTTTACCATTTTTAGATGTTTTAGACAATTCATTGTATGGAAATTTTTGTATATATGCTATACCTTTGCTTTTAAGAACATCTTCGGAGATTTTCATATACATAATTATATACAAATGGGTATATCAAAGCAACCACCAAAACCGTTTCCTATTAAAAAAGGATTACCATGTCAGTTAAAGTGGACACATTCCACAGTATATCTTACGGATGGAGTAAGTGCAAGTTGTCACAGAGTACAGGGAGATCCATTAGAAATACGTAATGGTGAATTAAATTTTCATAACTTACCGGCCAAGTTAGAAGCAAGACGTAAAATGTTAAAAGGTGAATGGCCAGGACGTGGTTGTGAACACTGTAAACACATTGAAGAAGCTGGTGGAACTAGTGACAGACAAATACATCTACACTTGGAAGGTACTACTGCTCCACCGGAGTTGGATAATGATTTAGAAGCAGTTGATGTTACTCCAAGGCAATTAGAAGTGTATTGGGGAAATACTTGTAATCAAAAATGTATCTATTGTGGTGCTCATTTTAGTTCACAAATACAACAAGAAGAAGAAAAATTTGGAGACTTTAATAAAGAAGGAGTTGATATAAGTCCATGGTGGAAAAAGAATCCTAAGATAGAAGAGCATACAGAATTATTGTTTAAATGGTTTGAAAATAATATACACAAATTACATAAAGTTTTTGTATTAGGAGGAGAACCATTTTTACAAAAAGAAACATTTAGATTTATAGAGTTTTTAGAGAAAAGGGAACTGCCTGATTTAACTTTATGCTTTTTTAGTAATCATAATGTAGAACACGATAGATATAAAATGTGGGTTAGTAGATTAGATAAAATGGTTAAGCAAGGTAGATTAGATAAACTACAGATTATTGCATCATGTGATGCTTGGGGACCTGCAGGAGAGTATGTGCGTACTGGAATTAACTTACCATTATTGCAAAAGAATTTTGAATATGTGTTAAATGAAACAGAAACGTTACAAGGAATAAATTCTGCATTAACAGTGACAGCAGTATCAGGTATGCCTGAAATGGTTAAAATGATTAACAACTGGTCAAAGATTAGACCTGTGTATTGGAGTATGATGAAAGCAAACCAGCATGATATTGGGCCTAAGCCTTATTTGTATCCTGGAATATTTGGTAAAAAAATTAACGAATGGGGATTACAAGAAGCAATAGAGTTGTTTGATACTAATTCTTATGGTTACCCAGATTCAGTTAAGGTAAATCATAAAAAATTTATGGAAGGTAATATGATTGAGTTTGAAAATAGAGAACCTAGTCTTATAAGACAAAAACAACTGAAAATCTATTTGACAGAGTTAGATCGTAGGAGAGGTACTAACTGGAAGAAAGTTTATCCACAGATATACGATATTGTTAAAGACCTATAATCTTTTTTCTATAACTTCTGCAAGTTCTGGTAACAAGTCTCTCCATGAATCTGTGTTTCTAAACTTATCCATGTAATCGTTGTATTTGACAAAGTTTCTTATGTTTTGATCTATTTCTTGTTTATTGAAATCTTGCTGTAGGACTTTAATAGTGTTTTCAATGTGTGTTCTGTTGGTGTTGTTTTTGACCTTTGCGAGGTTAGTGTTCAATTTATCAACTACAATCTTTTTATACTCCATTGGGAAATAATTAAAATTACATATCTTGGGACTGACAACATCTGGATTTATTCCAACGGCGACTTCTTCGTTCTCGAAGAATATACAGAAATCAGTTAATTGATCTACATTTAATATTTGTGGCGTTGGTGCCACAAATGGTCTCACAGATGGATGTAGGTTTGCGATTGCTTTGTATTCTCTAATGTTCTTCATTATTGCCTGCCAGTTTGATGGGTACCTGATATACCTGTTTCTAAGATCAAGTCCGTCGAGACTTATCATAATCTCTACACCTTTCATTTCAGCAAACCATTCGGTCATCTTTGGATTTGTGTTAGTACCGTTTGTGGTGATTTTTATAAACTTGTCTTTGAGACTGTTCTTGGATTTGAGATATTTGAACATCTGCCAGAACTCAGGAATAATTGTTGGTTCTCCACCAATCACTCTTATACTTTGTACATGATTGTATATTTCTTCAAACGTGTTTTCTAATACAGACTTGTCCTTGTACCAGTCATAGACTTCTGTCAAATCTCCAGTGGCCCAATTATTAACGTTGCCTCCTTGCTCCTGTATCCAACGGAAAAAATCTGGATCATCTTGTTGCACAGCCAACAGCTCTTTGCCGATCATGTGTGAGAAATAATGACTGCACATCCTACATTTCAAGTTGCAGACGTTTCCAAAGTGCAGTTCTATATCAGTCGGCATGGTCTTCATAGTGCCATTGGACTCTATATCATCTTTAAACCATTCCGGCTTACCTCGTCCGCCGTTTTGCCTTAAACTTTTTTGTCCATGAGATTCTAGTAAGTAACATTTTTCACAGGCACTAACTTTTTGTCCGTTAAGCATTTTCAACCTTGTGTCTTTCATGTAGTCGCTGTTCCAACTAGAAAAGATCCCATCCTTCATTTGGTACTGTCTGTATCCATCATTCTTTTCTATGAACTCGTTAGGCATACAACACAACTTCTGTCGTCCATTGGTTTCTATGTAGAGATGTTTAAACGGATAAGTGCAAAATGTATCAGACATATTCAAGCATTTTCATTGGTTGGGTTCTACTGTTAAACTTCTTAACAAAATTGTGTTTAGAATCAAATAACCATTTATTGAAGTTCCAGTCTGGTATGCCAAAAGTTTTAAAAAATTTATGTTCTAGATCTGTCTTGTCCATTATTGGATATGTCACGTTGTATTTCTTACAGTAGTGTTGATTGATTTCTAGAGAGTGTCCAGGTTCTTGGGCACCAAATTCATTTGTTGGCAGGGCAATAGGTATTACTTTGCCTGTCTTGTGCAGTTCTTCAAAAGCGGACAACTGATTAGTAAAGCCACAGAAAGATGCACTGTTGAATACCACAATAGGTTTGTTCCAAAATTGATGAAGGTTCAACAAACCTTTCGTTGTTGATACAAGATCCACCTGCCGAAGGTTATTATTCATTGTAATGTTAGTTATCTGCTATTTTCTTCGGTTCATCGCAGACTTGGCCATCTGCTTTACTTTATCTGTAGAACCTTGATTATCAAAGTCCATTTCTGGATCTGCTTCTGCGTCTTGTTCTGTTTTAATTACAATCTTTTCTTCATCAAAATCTGCGACAATGTTTTTTAGTGCTTCACCTTGGTCATACATCTGTTTAAAAATATCATAATTGAATGATGGATAACCTATGTTAGTCATTATATTGTCAACAGCATCAAAACTTATTTCTGATGATTGATCTTTTTTATCAGCATCACCTTTCATATTCATTAAGGTATTAACTAATGCTGATTCTAAATCTTTATTTTTAAATTCGAAAAATCGCATGGGATTACTTCCCTGCTAGTTTGCCGTAGATTCTGTTTGAAGTTTCAAATACTTCTCTGGATTCTCTTTGTTCTCTGCCTTCAGGTTCTGTTCCACCTGCTTCTGCATCAGAAGCGCCAAACTCATCTGTTTCAGCGTCTCCTCCTAGGTCTACGTCTCCTCCTAGGTCTGTGTCTGGTTCGTCCATATTCATGGAATCATCAGAACCCATAGGGTCTGATGCAACTTCTTCGCCGGTCAATATTCTTACACCGTTGTCAAGTTCTTGTCTTGTTGTTCCTAGTGTTGCTTCTGCTTGTTCAATAGCTGGTTGAACTTTTTGTAAGAAAGCATCTGACTTTTCTGCTCCCATTTCGTCTCTAATTCTATCAGCAAGTTCTAACATACTTTCAGTTTTCATTGTTGCTAAATCTTCTAGATACCCTGTAACTTTGTCCATCATATCTTTAGCCGCTAAAATTAATTCTGATTGTTCTTCTACGCCTTCTTTAACTTCTTTACTTGCCATAAGTTTTGCCGCCGCTCCTCTTTCATCTGGACTTAATGCTTGTCCTTTTCTAAGTTTGTCTTTGATTGGTGCTGTTGCTTTGTTTAAAACTGGATTTTCTGCTGTGTCTGACCCATACTCTTTAATTGATTGATTAATAATATCTAACATACTTTGATTTTTTTGATAGTCATGATTTTTTAATTCTTGTCCAAAATGTTCATTTTGTGTAATGTCGTGAATTCTAGTTCTAATTTTATTTGCAGTATCTTCTAACTCTTCTCTAGTAAATTTGCTTAAATCCATAGTTTGATTAAATCTACTTTCAAACTCGGATAGTAATGACTCTGTAGTTACTGGTTTTGTTAGTTCTATGCTTTGCATATTGTTATTTAGTTATTAAACACCAAAGGTAGATTGGAATATTTCTTGTATTTTACCCTTATATTCATCGGCTAATCGGTGTGCATCTTCTAATCGCTGTGTATATATCTCTTCCATACTATTATTACGTTCTTTTTGTGCCATTTTAATCATACCTTTAGCACTTGTTATATTAAACAGTTGTGAAGCAAAATGTGTGTCGTGTTCCAATACCTCCCTAGGTGGATTTTTACTATCTGCCAAATGGTGTGCCACAAGAATTGCTGTTTGTTTTAAGTTTATATCTTCATATAGTAGTTTTGCCCCAATCATGTCTGCTATTACGTAGACATATCTTGTGCCTGTATGCTTTTTAGGTACGATTGCTATGTTTCCTATAAGGATCCCTTTAGAGAACTGCTTGGGTAAATGACGGAATGGTTTTTTTGCTACTTCTTTACGTGCTAATTCTGCAAGTTTATTTTTAAGACCATAAGCCTCAATTTGTCTTACTAATTCTTGTTTATTTTTTAATGGCATTTTGTACAAATCTAATACGTCTATTTAAAGCGTATTGTATGCCAATGTCAAGTTTTTTTCTTACGAAGATACTTTTATCTCCTAGTATTCTTGCAATTTCCACTTCTTCTGGTAATAAATCTGTGCTACGAAATGATTCTTTATCCTTGTATTTGTTAACAAATTCAACTTGGGTGTTGGTAAGGAATACTTTTACATGGGGTGCTATTTGTACGAACATATATTTGGTAATTGATGTTTAAAGTAGTTATATTAACTAGGCATTTTCATTAGGATTACAACTACTGTTGATAATAATCCTGCCACTACTGTACCTGCTGTGGCTATAATTGTTTTTGTCTGACCTTTGTGATTCTTGTCTTGATCATCGTGCATTTTTCCTAGTCGCAGTTCAATCGCCGACAATCTGTCGTGTAGACCTTTGTATCTTTCGCTACATAAGTCAACGTGTGCTTCTAGGTTTGTTTTTTCTAACTCAGTTGGCATAAATTCCAATTCTTTTTTTAAATTTAATAAATCTCTTTTTACCGCTAGGTACTCTGTCTGTGTCATGCCTTAACTGCCTATGTTTGCCTGTGTTTGCCTTAATCATTACTATTTATTAATTTCTCCAGCGTACGAAAAGTACGTGTTTATTGTTTCAGAATTTTGTGTTATAAAAGTTGCTGTTGGAAAAGTTGCAGTTTCCTTGCAAAAATTTAATATAGGTACTAAATGAAAGTCATCAAGTAGTTGTGCGGTTGGGTGTTGTGGTTCACCATAAACATCTGTTTGTTCTGAGAAAAATGTAAAGTGCCATGATATGTGTTTGCCTTCATAAGCAGTACCAAATGCACTATTTCCTAGAGTTTCATTTACTCTTATAGGCGGTAACTCCCAAGTAATGTTACCTCTCATTTGAAGTAATTGTATCATTGTATTGAAGTTAGAATTTTGATGTCGTGCAATGGTTAAAGTATTTTTGTCATGAACCACTTCACCTCCAGTTGTTTTAAAAGGAAATTCTTTTTTTAAGTTTCCGTTATCTGTTATATCAACAAGTGTGTGGACACGAAATTCGTACATTATTTTGCTTTATTGTAATACTCGTAGTCTTTTTCTAAATACTCATCTAACTTTTGTCTTAACTTTGGATTTCTTCTCATCTCAGTTTCCAACGCAGGCCTTAAAGCCTTTGCCATTCTCTCTATGTACTTAACTGTTCTCCACCTAGGTTTTTTATACGGAAATTCACCATATAATTTTAGGTTTTGTTCTCTGCAAAAATTTTCCATTTTTTCAGGTAAGTCTGGACTAACTTTTATGTAATGTTGTACTTTAGTTTGTTCAATAAGTTCCCATGGTGCTAGTGTAAATCTATCAAAGTGTGGCCACCATTCCATTATTTTTTCATTTTTAAACCATGCGTAGTCATCAAAATTTGTTCCCCATTCTATTACACCATTCCACCATCTATACTCCGGTTCATGTAATAAAACAAAAGCAGGTTTTTCATTTGTTTTTAATTCGTCAGGCTTCATTTTTTTCATATTACCATAGTCTCTTCTTAACCATGTTAATGTAGATTTAGATGCTGATCCGCAGTTATGTAACCAACATAGGTTTGATTCTGGAATATCGTATATGTAGGGATCTTTTTCCCTCATATAATTTTCTGGACCTAGAATTATAGATAGAGTATTTTCTAACGGTGTAGGCATTATTTTCTATTGTCTTCTTCTACGTAATCTTCTAATGCTATATTTCGTTTTATATCTTCTTCTGGTATTAATTTCTTTAATCTTTTAGCAAATAGTCCAACTTTTCTACCACTAGTAGTAGTTACTATTGGATGACCCCATTTGTCTAAATTAATCTCTGTTATTTTTTGTTTAGCAAGATGAAAACGTCCAATTTCAATTTCATCTCCAACACATATCTCTACTACAAATTTTTCCATTGTAAACTCCTTTTGGATATTTAATTGTGACAAAAGGGCGAACCTAAAAAAGATCCGCCCTTTTGGTAATTTAATTTCTAGTAGTTAATTATTAACCATTAACTCTAGCACTGTTCACACCGTATATGATTTCTTCACCTGCTGATGTAACTCCATCTGCTGGAAGATATCTAACGTCAACGTGAACTGATGCCGCAGAGTCGTTTTCAGAAAGTCTAGCTAGAATTTCTGTTTCAATGTCTGCTTCTGCATCTGCAATAACGCCTGGGTCAGAACTGTCTGCTTGACCTGGATCCATGTTAATGTCTCCAGCCGAGTCTGCAGTATTATACTGACCTGGTGTTCCCTCTACTATGAAAGTGTATACGTCGATTAATTCGTCTTCAGTCATTGAAGCCGCCGTCGCCGCATCTTTTTCAGTACATTTGTTTCCTAATGAATAAGATTTTGCTAGTAAAGTTCCTTTTTCTTGGATGATTTCACTGCAAATTTCAAAAGCACTGTCTTTAGTGTCAGGACTAGAAGCCGTTGTTGCTATTTCGTCATCAAAGATCATTTCAATGAAAGTTAAACCTTTACCATTGAAAGATTGTCTTCTAGACATAATGCCTGTATTGTTACTTGTTGCTGGCATAATTTATTCCTCCTTCTAATATTACGTACCAATTACTAGCGTCTTGTTAGTCGCTGTTGTTGATGCGTTTTGTCCCGAAACTGCTCTAAGAGCTGTTTGTAGGGTTGCTGTTGAACTTGATGCTGTTGTTTCAGTAAACGTGAATGTTCCACCTGCACTTGCTGGTGACCCAACATACATATCAGTACCTTCAGAAATGTAAGTTTTTTCTGTGTCTGAGTTATGTAGTGGGCCTGCACCTACGATATTACCATAATTTCTTATAGTAAGTTCCGCAGTGTACTGGTCAGCGTCTTTTGCTGTTTGTCCACTCATGTCGTCAACAAAGTCAACAGTGAAGATTTCTAGTTCTTTGCCTAAGAAATCTAATTTACTTGTTGCATGAAAAGTTGCGTTACCTTCTCCACCTGCAACACTTGATCCTGTATAAGCCATTTTAGTTTCCTCCTATAACTTATATTATTATGCTACCTGAGTATCAGACATATCTCTGTCAGCCGCTGTTGCTGAAGATATAGTTGCTGTTACTTTGTCAGGTGTTAGGGCGTCCAATCCTCTAATTGCCGTTTGGATTGCCGCTACCGTTGTAGTTGAACTAATCGTGTCTAAACTGTCCGCTCTTACCATGTAAGTTTGTTCAGTGTTTGAATTACCTAAAGCACCTGAACCTAGGACGTTTACTCCTTGGTTTTGGATTGCTTCTATAGCTAATTTAAGACCCGCTGTGTTTGCCGATGCTAATGAGTGTGTTACCTCACCGTTCATCGCATTTATATAATCAACAGTGATAAAGTCAACTCTTACCCCTTCATGCTCTATAGCAAGATTTGGTGATACAAAGTTTCCTGGACCGCCTGCTGGTATTGTGCTGTCGTATGCCATTTTTAATCCTCCTTATATTCTCTGATTATTTGGCTTTAGTCACCGCTCAGGTGACTGTATGTTTCTATTTAGTAAATGGTTTGGTAAATTTAGTAGTTATATTACTTTTTTAACCCATACCTCGTCGGATTTGACTCGTTTGGCCATTCTATAGCCTCTTTTCTTTAAAAAATTAGTACAATTAAAAACAGTTAAAGATCTTTTCATTTTTTTCATTTCGATGTTTATAACTGGATTAAACTTTTTAATTGTCTGTTTTGCACCTATTAAAACTTGATGTTCAAAACCATCAACATCAATTTTAATAAAATCAACATTACTGAATTTGAAACTATCAAGTGTTTTGCATTGTACAGACCCTTCTTTCATACTTAATACTTGACCATCTTTACTTTGATATGCTGTGTGTTCATTATTAGATAATCCATATGGATGTAGTGTTACATTATCTAATGGTATATTTTTTAAAAAGCATTCACGAAATAAAGGATTAGGTTCAAAACAGTGTACTGTTTTAAATTTTTTTAGTAATGGTCGTGTCCAAAAACCAAATTGACTTCCAACATCTATACAAGTATTCCATTTTTTTACATATTTGAGTGCAGTTTCTCTTTGTGGTTCTTGACCTGGTCCAGCATCTTTGAGAAAGGTAGGATTGTATTGGTGTTGTTTATACGCCACCCAAAAACTATAATTTGTAGGATACATTAAAGTTATTTAATTAGGATATTATGAGTTGTCTAATTTTAGTTCAGTCTCGGTTACTGTAGACATAGAAACGTCTTTAGTATTAGTACCAACACTTGTACCCATATCTCTTATTGCTGTTTGAAGTGTTGCCGCTGTCCAACCAGGTCTTTCCATACAAATATCTAATCTACCAGTAGCGGCGTTTTCAACTCTTTGGTATAATATAGTACCTCTTTGTAAAATAGTTCGTTGTAAATTATGAAGTGTTTCGTTGTAACCTAATTCTGTACGTACATCTAAAACTGTACTACCATCTGCTGTTATTAATGTAATATAAAAGAATTGTACGTCAGGACCTGCAAAGTTATCAGTACTTCCAATTGAATTAGTTATTTTAAAGTTATTTGGTGTTGCCATGTACTATATTTACTCAGCTATCTACAGCAAATCTCTGCAAACATTTTGGACAGTCACAAGTATCACACTTTTCACAATTTTTGCAGTCTTTATCACAATGTGGATCACAGGCACATCTAAAACAATAAGTTCTATTTTTTGGTCTTCGTTTTTGCTCGGTCATGAATAGATTGTACAAGTCTAACGTATGTGTAACCGCCTTTTACTATATCATCGATCATTTTAACTATAGGAGCGAAAGAAGACATAACAGGAGCAGGAACTGCACGACCTTGACGTATCATATCAGCGGCAATTTTAGCACGTCTAACATTACTTGGTCCGACTAGTAATCTGTATCCAACTAGTTCATTTGATGTTAATTCTTTTCCTGGAACTGTTCGTTCAGCATCTACTACATCATCTAATTCAAGATGTTGTTTGTCAGCAAATATTTGTGCTTGTCTTTGTAAGTCAGTACCTGATAGTTTAGCCTTTAGTGCTTGTAGTAATCTTGTTGCAGTATATTGTTTTCTTTTTGAATCTAAACTAGGATAGTCACTAATTGCTCTTCTTAAATTTTTATAATCCATATTGTTAATACCTAGTGCTGATTCTAATTGTGTTAAAAATTCATAGTCTTTGCTAAAACTTCTAAGGTATCTTCGTATTGCTAATACTGGTACGCTCTGTCTTTGTCTTAGTGCCATAGCTTGGTTTTTATTTGCAAGTTTTTCAACTACACTTGGATCACCTGCTACTATTGCCAACATATTATGAAGGTCATTCGCTGTGCCTCGTACTTTAGTAAATTCACCATATGATAGAGTATTCGTTCCATATGATTTGACAAATCCTGCTGTTTGTTTAAAGTTTTTTAATAGTGATAGTGTAAGAAAACTAAGATATATACGTTCGGTAATTTCCTGAAATGTATATCTTTGTAGGTCGCTTTGTCGTCTTACTATTCTTGCTTCAGATACATACTGTAAAAAGGGTGTTAACATACTCATATTTATAGGTATATGCAACGTAATTTCTTTCTAACTGATTTAATGAAAACAGGTGCTCATCAAACATACGAGCAGTTTATTGATACGCATTCCATACCTGATCAAATATTTGAATACACAGGAGAGTATTACACTTTACACAATTATGATTTAGAACAATACGATAGAAAGTTTGCACTTATTGATATGAGAATACACAATAATAGAGTTCTAGACAATAGTGGTTATAAAAATGATTTAATTAATAGATTAGAACTTTTGCATCAACAAGGTTTTAAATTTGTATTAGCTAATCCGTGGGAATCGTTAGATAATATAAAATCTCAAATATTTGTTACTGGTGAAAAAATGAAAGAAGTAGACATACCTTATCCTCATCATATATGGACTGGCGATGTATCTTGGTTCTGGAGTTATATGTACCATAAGCATTTAAATCATACGTTTAAATTTACTCATGATCATTTTGGTAGCTACTGGTATAAGAAAAATGATTTTTTATATTTGAATAAGCAACCAAGAGAACATAGAGTTAAATTATATAATAAATTGTTAAAAGAAAACATATTATCAAATAGTTTATATACTTTTTTAGGATTAGATAATCCAGTTAGATTAACACAAGAACATGAACTACCATGGGTAAAACCAGAAGACTATCCAAAGTGGGGGCTGGATCAAGATATAACTGAACAACCATATGTTGATACAGTTTGTTCAATAGTTTCTGAAACTAACGATAATGATTACGAAGTTTTTATGACAGAAAAAATATGGAAACCTATTATAGCTCAACACGTATTTGTTGTGCATGGTAATTATTTGTATCTACAAAAATTAAGAGAGATGGGTTTTAAAACATTTGGTTCTTACTTTGATGAATCATATGATTTAGAAAATGATAGAGATAAAAAAATAAATGCTATTGTTTCTTTGTGTAAAGATTTAAAAACAAAAGACTGGAGCGATATATATCGTCAGACAATTGCTTTAAGACAACATAATTATGATACGTTTTTTAATAAAGAAAAGTTAAGTGAACAAATTAATAAAACTTTAATTAGTTTTTTGGAATTTTTTGATAGCAGTCAAGTTTCTTCTTGAGAATCCTAATCTATCTACAAGTTTAACAGCATTACCAGCCTTGTCAACAGCAACGAATCCTTCTGGATCTGTAACTTCTAATCCATTATCTGTTTGTGCAAATGATCCTATGGTCATTGCTTGATTCATTTTTTTAAGTATAAAGCCTTTCATTTGTTGTACTGCTTTATAAAATGTTAGCATCGCTTGTAATGGCTTTTTGGTTCTGTTTAAAAATGCAGGCATATTTTTTATTTTGTCTTGTCTTAGTGCTAAAGCCTTTTGTGCTTTTAATCCTGCAATTTGTTGTTGCATTCTATCTATATAGAACTGTTTGAAACCTTGCAAGAATTGATTTACATTGGTTGGTAGTTGTCCTTGCTTGACCATTGCATTAATATATAGTTGGAAGTAGCCAACAAAGTCATTGTTCTGTCCTAATAAACTTGATAAGTCACGAGGTATATTATTAAGTAGTGCTTCTAACTTTTCAATACTGTTGTAAAATTGTGCTGTTTCGTCTGCTGTAAATTTAGCAGAACCTGATACATCTTTGTATGTTGCATTATCGAAAAATACATCTGGCGATACTCCAAATGCTTCTACATCTGCACCTGCTGATGCACTCATGTCTGCAAGTGTTTCGCCATTATATGTTGTATGAAATATAATTCCTACTTTAGCGGCATCAATTCTTTTGCCAATCTCTGAATCTTCAAGTACTGCATATGTAATTGTGTTAGGTGTAAATGTTATATGTGGTTGGCCACCGATATTCTTTCTTGTTATATCATCATCAGTGAACAATAAGTCGCCCTGTACTACTCCTTGTATGTTTATTTTTTTTAAGTGTACAAGACATTTTAAAAGTTTTTGTCCTAAATCATCTGTGCCATGATTTTTTGCAATATCGTTTTTAGTATAATTCACTTTGGCATTTTGAGCAAATGCTGATTTAGTTGCAACAAAGAACTTTCCTGTTTCAGGATGTGTACCACATACCACAGCAGGAGCACCATCCCATTTAACTGATACTGAAACTGCTTCTGATGATGTACCTTTAAGTGTTAGTAATAATCCTCGGAAATATTCTATCACTGCTTTACCACCCTCAAATCCATCTGTAATAATAATATCTTCTATATGTTCTAAGTGAGTCCTTTTAAATTCTAATAGGACATCTTCAATTAACATGATTAGTCCTCTTTATAGTCGCCGTTTTTAATTTTAAGTACGTTTTCTTTAATGTCTTTGTTTTCTTTAATACGAGCAACGCCTTTTGAAAACTTAGATGCGTCCATATTTTTTATTGCTGAATGAAATCGTTTTTCTAATTTGTATGCAGTTTCAGGCTCAAAATTTTCTTTAATGTATGTTAAAAGTCGTATTGCCGAGTCTAAAATATGAGATGCACGACTTTCTACAACATTTTCCTTGTCTTTAGTAAAGGATACATTGTTTAATTCTTCTAATATACTTCTTGTTTGTTTCTGCATAATGGTATTTAAGCAATATTATAACAGAATTATAGTAAATGTCTATTGGAAATAATGCTTATTTTACTTTCCTATAGATGAAATACTTACGTTGATTGCTATCATCACGTATGTCTAGTATTTTTAGGTTAAAAATATCTGATAATTCTATGATAAAAGGTACGTTCCATGCATAGAACTCTATCCACTTTGCCTCAGTCTTGTTGTGTTGTAAACCCGGGTTCACCCTGAAGAACATAGTGCCACCGTCTGCTAGTAAGTCTACACATCTGCCTACTTCTGCAAGTATCTTATCCCTGCTACCAAAGTTTACTGAGCCAAGACATAGTATAACATCAAACTTTTCATCAGTCCTATATCCTAGTGTGCCGACTTCGTGGTCTGCTAAATCATTATAAGGATCTATACCAATTAAATTGTGTATCTTACCTTTGAACTCATTGTATCCACAGCCAACGTCAAGCACTGCTCTTGGCTTTAAAGCATTCACTTCGTTGATTAGGGCAAGTCCAGAGTACTTCCATTTCTTCATATCGTTCTGCCAATACTTGGAGAAGTATTTGTGTAGACAAGCATCGTCAATTACATCTGCGTATTCCTCTAAGGTGTTACATCTCTTTACTTCAACACCAAATTTTTCTTTGATATAAGGTTGTGAAATTTTGTCTAGGTTGTTTTGACTATGTGTAAGTAGTTCTGCAAATATTCTTTTATTCATTGTTTGTACAAGTAAACTTTAATATCGTTGTGTTCGTAATTATGTATCCTGCCGTTGGCGTCAGGAAAACTAATACTGAGTGCTCTACAAAGATCCACATTGTCTACAGGACAAATAACTCTGTTTTGATTGTCTTTAATAAACTGCATTATGTCGTTGTTTTCGTTTTGTATATGAGTCCACATTTTTTCTAAAGACTCAAAATAACTGTAATTAGGATAGGTAATATCAAATCCACCAGCATCAATCCACCACTTATAAGATTCAATATCATTCCTATAAACCATTACTATCGGATAACCTAATGTTTTTAGTTCGTCTAGTTCGTGTGCAAACGTGTGTGATTTAATAATTCTTTTGCCTGTGCCTGAGAAAGGTTTATCCCAATTTTCTTTTGTGTTTTCAAATTCCATTCCAGGATCAAAGTATGATCCCATATGGTTTACCTTTCCGTGCTTGTATGTCCTTTCACTGGTGCTGTCAGATTGATCAATGTCAGGTGACCTATAAATGTTTTTGGCCACACTGCTCCATTTTGATCCTGGTGCTCCTGTGAAAAGAATATACATTATTGCGTAAGTTCCTCTTTGTAGACTGTGTTATAACCTAACTGTTCTCTTTTAAAGTTAACCAAAGTCTTCAGTGCTTTAGGTGTAATAAACGACTTCAATGTTCTCACAGCGGCATCACCGTCAGCACCTGTTCTCCATTCGTATTTGCCAACTTTCTTCTCAATAGCGGCAACTGATTCTAGATCATTTATCATTTTGTTTAATGCATCAACAAGTTTTTGTTTGTTTGGATTTCCTTTGTTAACCCAAAATGCTTTTTGCAGTGCATCTCTCCAACTCTTAACAAGTTTGTATGCATCATAGAAGTCACCACTTGGTGCTACTCCGTATGTTGCTTTATACAAAGCCTCGAATGTTGGTTCAGTAAAGTTAGGATCTTTTCCGTGTTGTCCTGTGTTTACATCAAGTAGTCCATGATGGAACCATGTGTAAGCATCACCTTTTTCAATTACAGGTATCACGTGTTTCTTATATGCGGCAGGGTTTTCTCTGGTTGCATTTAAGTCACCTCTAATAAAAGCAAGTCTTCTTTCAGACCCTTTCATTCCTTTTACCCAAACAATCTTGTCTTCAAATGTTTTAATTGGATCACCATTTGGTCCTGTAAGCAACATAACGATTGCCATAATCTCTGGAGTCATTCCAGAACCTGATGGAAACTTTATAGGACCGTTTTTAGTATCGGCCTTGTTTCTTGCACCTACAATGATATTCAAGTTCATCTGTCCAATTGATTCCCAATCTAAATAATTGTAATCAACAGGTTCAACAAGATACGATATACCGTTACCACCATGTGATACTAGTATAGTCTTGTCGTCAAACCTTAATTCATTTTGGAACTCGTTTGGTCCCAACTGATCTCTTGCACCAGGTTTATAAATCAAATTGATTTTTTCTCCTAAGTGTTTCTCCCATTCTGCTACAACTATCTGTGCCCACACAGAAGTTCCACCAGATGGTTTTTGTGGCACAATTAAATTATAATCTGCCATGGCTGTTGTTGTCATTATAAACAAAGCCAATATTATTTTCTTAAGCATAGTCTAATCGACTCCTTTTTGTTATTCCCCAATATAGTAAAAGTATAACACAAATCATTATAGAAATAAAGAGTGGTCTTGTAATTAAATCATTTACCGTATGGAGTGATGTTAATTGGTAAGTGAGATTGTATATCCTGTCACTTAACAGGTACCCAATTAACAGTGCTGGCCTGCTAACTTGGAATTTTTTACATAGCAATCCTAATATAGAGAATGCTACAAGTACTGCAAGGTCTTCCCACCCGCCTGTGTACTGTAAGGTTGCCCAAACAATAACAGCAAGTATGAAAGGAAAGTAATACACATATGGAATACGTGTTACCCACCCTGCGAAATATGCCAGTCCATAACAAATAACAGCAGTTATCATTGTTCCTATAAGGAAAGCAAAAGTCATGCTGTCAAATAATTTTTTATCGTAAAATGTATCTGGAGATCCTAAGTCAATACCTAGGTATAAAAATAGTCCCATCAGTATCGCGGCAAAGGGTGCACCTGGAATACCAAATAAAACTGTTGGAATAAATGAAGAGGCTTTTTGTGCATTGTTGGCTCCTTCTGCTCCTACTATGCCTCTTACATTTCCTTCTCCAAATTTTTCTTTTGGGTTAGCGGCCACAGTAGAACCGTATGCTAACCAGTCAGCCATTGCACCACCTAGTCCAGGTAGTAGTCCTATAAACGAACCTATGGCTCCTCCTCTAATACTATCCTTCCAACATCTAATAGTGTCTTTGATTCCTTGTTTTAGATCTTGCCAACTGCCTTGTTCTGCTTTTATTGTTGTTGTTTTTTTCCTATTGAACCAACCATTCCAAAGTTCTGGTATAGCAAACAGTCCTGCAACAAAAGGCAGTATCTGTACACTGTCTTCAAGGTATCTCCAACCCATTGTGAAACGAGGTACATTGTTTACATCAACACCAACTAGTCCTATTGTTATTCCTAGCACTATAGCTAGTGTACTTCTAACATATTTCCTAGTGGAAACAAAACCTACAGTGACAAATGCTAATAATACTAATGCCCACAGTTCGGGTATGCCCATATACATAACAACTTGCGTGTACCAAGGTAAGAACAAAAATGTAAGTGATCCAAAGAGCAATCCATTAAAGGTTGATGATGTTATTGCCGCTGACAAGGCTCTGGTTGCTTCTCCATTCTTGGCCATAGGAAACCCATCTACCATTGTTGCGGCCGCAGAGTTGGCTCCAGGTATGCCTAACAGCACACCACTAAAAGAATCACCGGTTGTGGATGAGGCTACAACTGCTACACAAAAGATTACACCCAAGTACGGGTCGCCTACAAAGTAGGGCATGAATCCAAATAGTGTGATTAGTCCTGTTGTTGCTCCTGCGGCTGGTATTAGGCCAATGATCAAGCCATAAACAATACCTGCCATTAGTATGACAAGTTCCATAATAATCGAATTTGGGGGTTTTTGATGTGAACTTCCTTGGGAGCGTTACAACAAAATATGTACTATTAATTATTTCATAATATTAAATAGTTTTATGATCTTGAGTTATAAAAAACAACCTAAAAAACATCATAGATACAGAATCCATCACGATATTGATATAGACGATGATGAAGGGTTAGCAATAGTAGGAATTATCCTGACTGTTATTGTAGGAGTTTGGTGGGGGCTTGTTCATATAATTGATATATTTTTTGATAAGTTGTCGTGGTGGATGGAACCATTAACAATAATTCCTTTCTTAGCAGTTGCATTACCAACTATGTGGGTATCTGAGATGTATGGAAGGAATCCTATGCATTGGTGGCCAATGGTTTGGGGAACAAAAGTTACTCTACCAGATAGAGAACCCTTTCATGCGTATGATGAAAAATTTGAAAAAGTTGTGGAAGAATTTGGTCCAACACGAATTTATGTTGTTGATTATAATACCTTAAAGTTTAGAACTAAAAAAGATGCTACTTTGTATTGTCTGAGGAACCTTTCGTAAAAACTGTTCCATATTTGTTTTCGTACTTTTTTAATTTGTCTGATAGTTCTTGTACTATTTGTTGATAGTCTGCATTTTGTACTTGTAAATTACCAACTTCAGCTTCTAACTTTTTAGTTTGTAAATTTTTATCTTCCTTGGGCACGGTATGGTTTAAAACTCCTCTTCTTTGATTTATTCATTGAACTTCTTTTAGCATTTTTTCTTTTACCTTGCGATGTTTTTTTAGGTTTTCCTTTATCGTATATCATTATGTATATAATATAGTAGACTTTAAAAGTTGTCAACTGTATAATAGTAAATAATATTATGTCAATAAAGTTTTCTTTAATATGTGAATGTACTGCAAAATTTGAGGGTTGGTTTCCTAGCAATGAAGATTATGAGAATCAATTAGCACAAGGACAATTACTGTGTCCAATGTGTGATAGCACCAAAGTGCGTAAAGACATTATGTCTCCTAACATTGGTAAAAAGAGTAATCAAAAATCTCCAAGAGAACGTGGTAAAGAAAATGTTTTAAACATGACTGGCGATCAAATGGTAATGGGAGGCAGAGCAAGATCTTTATTAAAGTCATTAGAGAAACACGTTAAAAAAAACTTTGAAAATGTTGGCAAAGAGTTTCCTAAAGAGGCACGTAAAGCACACAAAGGTAAAAGAAATCAAGAGTTTTACGGCACTGCTACAAAGAAAGAAGCAAAGAAATTATTAGACGAAGGTATAGATCTATTCCACGTGCCAAGCATCAAAGACAATTAGTTTACCTTTACCAGCATCATACGGTTGACATTTCATACAACTTATATTATAATAGTGGCATGGTTGTTAGGATAACAGAGATTGAAAATCCGGCAACTTTAATTAACCAAGGAGAAATATGTTTAGCAATATAGTAAAGACATTTTTTCCTTATACTAAAAAGGAAAATAACCATATGGCAAACTCAACACAATACGTTGTTTACACTAGAAACTTTAAAACTAGAGCAAAGCAAATTGGTGTATTTGCAGAACCGGCTTCTAACTATAAAGTAAATGGAGAAGTTAACGGTGGCAAAATTAAGTTTAAAAACCTAGCAGTAAAAAATACTGCAAGAAAGACTGCAACTAACAAGTTGTTATCTAAAGGTTTAGACTTTACTGTGAATATTTTAGGTGTTGCACCTAAATCATCTGCATTAACAATGAAAGCAAATATAATTTCATTGCTAAGAAAATCAGGCAGAAAAGTTATTAATTACTCTGCGTAATTAATATTTTAATTTAAAGGGCGGTAGAAATATCGCCCTTTTTTTGTGGCCGTTAAATACTGTTATGTATTGCAAACAAGGTATAATAGGGGCACAATTTTCACACACACAAAGAGGTCATGCTTTGTGCTGTGCTTCTTTTAAAAGATATAACGACTCTCCAAAAACTGTATGGCATTCTAAATTATTAAAGGCTAGACAAAATTTGTCTAATAATATTAAAATTAAAGATTGTACTCCTTGTTATGAAATGGAAGATAAAGGTATACAAAGTTTTAGACAACTTTACAATGGACAATTTAAAGATCTAGAACACAACAATTTACCACAACATCTTGATTTAGATCTATCTAATTTTTGTAATTTGAAATGTGTCATGTGTGATCCATCAAGAAGTTCAATGTGGGCAAAAGAGCTAGGACGATTTACTGATAATAATAGTGTTACTTCTATTGCAGATAAAGAGTTAGATGAAATATGTGAGTTAAGTTACGATCTCAAACACTTAACTTTACAAGGAGGAGAGCCTTCAATAATTCAACAATATATAACTTATTTTCAGTTTTTAAAAGATAACAATATTCTAAAGAACATACATCTAAACGTTGTAACAAATTTAACAAATGTCCAAGAAAAGTTTTATTCATATCTACCTTATTTTAAAAATGTGAACATTTCAGTAAGTGTTGATGCTTATGGACAAGCAAATGATTATATAAGATATCCAAGTAACTTTGAAAAGGTAACAGAAAATATTAAAACACTAACAGAGCTGTCTACCCTTACAGTAAAAATAGATACAGCAATTCAAATACTATCAATGTTTAATATTAAAGACTTTATTGAATGGTTTAATGACTTGTATCAATACTTTGAGCAAAGGGAAAGATATGTTGGTCAGTATATTCAACACGTTCATACACCTGCAGAACTTTGTATTTTAAATGCACCATTGGATTTAAAAAAAGAATTTGAAAAACAAATACAAGGTTCAGGATTTGAATATCTTACAAGTACACTATACACACAAGAAAATTATGATTATTCTAAAACAATAAATTATCTTGAACCAATTAATACTAGAAGAAATATAAACATAGATGATTATATTCCTAATTTTAAATTATATTACTAGTTCGTGAAGTTTAGGTAGATAATCTTTTAATGAAAGTTTTCTAAATTTTTCTGTAAAAGAAACCGCATATTTAAATTTTTCGAACAACTCTTCATCAAACTTCGAGTTTTCTATGTGTTTGATTATTGGTGCAGTTTCCTTTTTATCTTTAAGGTAGTTAATGATATGTCGTTTTTGTTTTTCATTAAAAAGATTCATTGAATATTCGTTTGGGTTATAACAATATGTAAAGTCAAATGGAATATTTTTAGAATCAAGCCAATCGATTGACTCGTTTATATACAATACATTTAAAGCACTAATAGTTATATGTGCGTTAATACTTAGGTGTTTGTATGTTTTCATTTGCTCTTGTAGATTTGCTACATTTTTCACAATTTGATCCCATTTGCCTAAAGTTCTAATATATTCAAAAGGTTTACCTATAGCATCAATTGATAAACAGATGTTGACTGCTTTGAAATTTGTAAATTTATCTAATATTTCTTTTCTTATTCTCACAGACCCATTTGTTGTATAAGTTAACCAATATGGTTGAGAATTCTTTAACTTGTCAATAACCTTTAAATGATCTAAATTTGTAAAAGGTTCTCCACCAAGTACTTCAATATTTTTTACATTAGATAAGTCTTGCTTTAATAATCCTTCCAAGTCAACGTTGTCTGTTTTCCAGGCTCTCCCGTTTTTCTCTGCCCATTCATTGTAATGCCCTGTACTACTCCATGGTCCGCAAGTCCTACAAGCGAAGTTGCACTGTATTCCAGAATTTAACATTAGATATTTTAATTTCTTATCTTGTAGTTCTTGTTGTAAAAAATCGTTTGTTTTTGGTAATCCTTCGTTTTGTAACGATTGTTGTCTCATACTAAAGATGCCATCGTCTTCCATTGCCCAACAAGTTTTACATATTGGGTTTCTTATTCCGTTTTGTAAATCATCGACTAACTGTTTGACAGTATTGTTATTGTGCATTTCTTGATAATTTTTATATTCTGGTAATTTTGCCCAACAACACATCTTTTTGTTTCTGTCGTCCCAAGCAGATGTGGATAAAGAACAATATGTTGATTGTTCTATTAACATATTAAAACTTTTTTATATTAAAATAAGTGAGGTGTAGCGTCAGTCGATCTCCAATATTGATCTGCTCTCACATTTACATATTTGTTAGCCGCTAGTAAACTATCTTTAGTAGTTGTCCATGTAGCCGCCCAATCATCAGCTTCGGCAGTTCCAGCACCCTTAGTACCAAAAGCGATTGTAAATTTAATGCCATTGCCATCAGCTGTGATAGCATAATCTAGTTGAGTACCATTTGTATCCATATTAGTTAAAGCATCAGCATGAAAAAAATGTGATTTTGCTGTTTCTATGTTGCCACCAAAGGATTGTGTTACAACTGAATCATTTGCAGGATCCCCATCAGCTGGATCAGGTTTATTGTGATGGTACTTAATCTCTTTTGTTAATTTATTAAATACCCCATCTTGGTTGTCTGAATTTGGCATATATCAATTCTCCTATAATAGTACTTATTTACCATAATAAACTACATTATTTGCTTTTGGATATGTTCTCCATGGATCAAATATAACAGTTTTATTATCTGCTGTTATATTATTTGTTTCATGCACCCTTACAATAACTTCTACGGGAGTATCAAAACCATTTACTAGTGTTCCACCATGTTTTTTAACGTAATATTGTACGAGTAAAGAGTATGATCCATCTATTAAATTTGTGTTAGGTTTGTAAGAGTCTGATGTAAAGTATATGTTTTTACCATATTTTAATATTGCTTTTGCCATATTTTCTGCTTGTTTTTCACGTGCAGTCATTATACTTTGAAATAGGTCATATCCTAATCCTATATCTTTTGCTAACCAACGAAGTGCTATATTATCACGCGGATGACAAGCACCACCATCTCCCATACCTGCTTTCATGTAGGCAGGACTGTTAATTCTTTGAGTGCTTTTTGCCAGTGCTTTGGTCACTATATCAACATCCATGTTGCCCAAACGTTCAGCAACGTCTTGTATCATATTAACTAATGCAAGTTTGTTGCTAATGAAAGTGTTGTAGAATATTTTAATTGCTTCTGCTTCTTCCCAAGTGCCAAATTCTATTCTAGGATTGTTATCGCATATCCTTCCGTAGAAATGCAAAAGATGTTTTGCTCTATTGGCTGTAACTATATTGCCTTTCATTGTGCCTATAATAATCATTTCAGGATTAATCATATCCCAACCTACACTACCCATAGCAATTAGATAAGGATTATAAATCAATCTTGTATTTGTAACAATAGGAGCAAGTTCTCTTCTTATTGTTCCGGGTAGTACTGTTGATATTAATGTAAGTGTTTGTTCATTCTTAACATACTTGTTGCATTCTTTTAAAACTTCTTTTACTGAATCATAGTTAAAGTCTTTAGGTGGCAGATGACTTGTAGGATTTCTTCCATCGTATCCTTCTTCATGTGGAGTAGGAGTTGCAACAAATACAATATCCGATTGTTCTATAACTTCTTGTATTGAATCTTTTATATCTATCTTTGTACTGGTTTTAGGCAGTATATCATATCCAAGCACATTAAATCCTTTGTCTGAAACTGCTTCTGCACATGGCATACCCAATTTACCTAATCCTATAAAGCCTATTTGCATATACCTAGTTATGGCTCGCTATTGGCTCGCTATTAGGTCTTTGGTTTAGCTTGTTATTCTGAATAATCTGGCAAAGGTCCACCGTATTTCTTACCTTTGATTCGTTTACCTGCAACCTTTTTAGTCTTACCACCTAGCTTGGCTACACGGTTCCCGGTACGTTTTCTTTTGCCTTGTGACTTACAAGAAGATACCCAAGATGCTGGTAAAGATGATGTAGGTTTAGAGCATACACCTGACGGTGCTGGTCCTATGTTTTCTTTTGTTCCTATTACTTCTAATATCTTCATTGTGCTTGTATTTAACCGTTTACAACAATGAAGTTGATCTTGTTAAAATGTAGCACCCTGTAATATATTGTTACTACTATCAGTTCGTATTGCTTTAGTTCTATTAGTTCTATTAGTTCTCGTCAGTTCTCGTCAGTTCTCGTCAGTTCTCTATCCAGAGTTGTCTAGGTAAATACCGATATGAAGATCAAAGAATTCATCGTAGTACCAAAAAATTCAGAAGGCACTACATCTAGTGCCACAATATCTAGTGGTCAATCAACTCGGTTGACACAAGATATAGTACCAGAAATGGTTGATGGTAATATTTTAGAAATGTCAGATCATTCTGCAATTTCAGAAGGAGTGAGCCAAATTTTTAGAAGAAAGAAAGGTGGAATGCCTACGAAAGGTTTTAGATGCACGAGCGGTCCAAGAAAAGGCAGAATCGTTGCCAAACCATCAACCTGTTTTCAAAAAACTGACCCGCAAAGGTCTGCAAAGATTAGAAAGAGAAGATCAATCAAAGCCAGAACGGCAGGAAAGAAATTAGGTATCACAAAAAGATCTGGAGCAGGTGCTAAAAGATTAAAAGGTGTTCAGATTAAAAAAACAAAAGGTTCAGCACCGAAACTCGGCGGAACGAAAACAGGTGCTCGTCCACCATTAAAATCAAAAACTGTTAAACCAAAATAATCAATATGAAATATATTGATTGGTTGAAGAGACAAATCAAATTTACTCAATTTAAAAATGTGATTAGGTTTCCGGTTGAGAGAAGATTAAATCAAATCGAAGAAGAAAAATTTTTAGACGACTTGGCCAACAACACACCAAACTCAAAACAATTTGACAAAGATAAGAAACCAAAAGAAGATTCAATTTGGTAATTTAGGTATATTTGGTAATTTAGATAATGGGCCATCGCTGACCCATTATCATATCGCTTCTATGTAATCGTATTGATGTAATCTATCGTCAATTGCTTAACGATTTTTTTAAGATCATCTTTAGAAAGATCAGTATCTCTTTTAAGCTCTTTCGTCAAATCATTAATAAAATATTTAATATGACTTTGACAAGTTTGAAGATAGTGTTTTAAATTCAAATTTGTATTAATATGAGCTTGACTCATGTCAGTCAATGGCAGATGTGATACGATTCTTGCTTCTAATTGCTTATATGCTTTTTGATAAAGCATTTTATCATTTTTATTCATTCAACTCCTTTCTGTATAATATATTATAACATGAATTGCTGATATGTCATTTATGATTCCAGTGTAATGATAGCTCATCAATTACACTGAAAATTAGATTTGATAGTTTAGATTACTAACAATGATTGACAGTAGTTAGAACCCAACTACTACTATGATCTAAATTATGCTTTATGCAATAAGATTTGGCTTGAGCATAAGTTTTAAATTTGATATAAGCGGGACGATGATACTTGTGATGAACAGAGTACGACTTATATTTGACTTGGGCATTTAAGAACTCTACAAATTGCTTAGACACGATTGGCATTGATTCAACTCCTTTTTTTTGGTTATAATATATTATAACATGAATTGCTGATATGTCATCATCATTTCAGTGTAATGACAGCTCATCAATTACACTTGATAAGACTATATCTTGTAGTTGATCTTGTCAACCGGTACGAAATCGTGTGGCACTACATCTTGTGTCTTCAAATAAGACCAACACTATATCTAGTGCCATTCAATCTGATGAATTAGTCGCTATTTTACTGGCTTTTCTGCTCGGCTTTATATATACCAAAATTTTCACCTATTTTCTTTTACCAGGTTGACGGGTACTAGACCTATGTTATACTGAAGTATGAAAGAAGGAGTTGAAATGCTAAAAAATAGAAAACAATTTTATATCACAGAAATGGAAATGGGCGAAGACGGTTTAGAAGATTATACAATTTATGGTGGACCGTTTACTTTGTCTAAATGCAGAAGAATTTTAGAAAGAATGTTTAAAAATCCTGGAGCAATGGTCAATCCATATAGTTTCAGTATCAAAGGTCCTTGGAGAGAAGTTGAAGCCGTTGGCGGAGACCACACTTATAAATCACCTTGGTACTCAGGTAAGGAGAAAAACTAATGTCAAATTCAATGATAGGATACAATAATAGAAACGGTAGTGGATACAACGAAGACCAAATTAGAGATAATTTTAATGGTACTAATGGTCACACAGGTGCCTATATTGATAAAGAAGGAGTTGTTAGATGGAATAGCAACGACCAAATACCTTTTGAAGATATGTTGGCAGACTTTAGAACATTAGATTTAATAAATGAAGAGAACCAATTACATTCAAATCTGTTAAGAGAAAAAGAGACAGAAGAATTTTGGGACGAATATATGAATTATGATGAAAATGGAATGTCGATTAGCCAAGGGAGATTATGGTAGAAATAGTTAAAGAAAAAATCAAACAAAGTTTAGAAGAACTTTATGATAATTTCATAGAGCAATATGAATTAGGAAACTTCACAGAAGGTGTATGTTCATGGAATGGTGACGATGCTTTGATGGGACCAAAATCAGTTGCTCATAGATTTAAAAAGAAAGCAGAAGAATTAGGATATACTTTTGAAGAGTATAAAGGGTTCGCAGATGAATTAGAAGATTGGGTAGATATCCATTTAGGAAATTTAGAAAGCAAGTTTAGATGAAAAATAAAAGAAATTATTTAGAAAGAAAACTAGATGAATATAACCACACTATGGAATTGGTTAGAACAATCCTTCCAGTTGTGATTATAGTTCTACAAATTATTATATTGGTGAAATTGATATGAATGTCACAGGATTGATAACAGGATTAGTCATGCTCCTTACACCAGTAGAAGAGGTCAGTACCGCATCAAAAATATATCAAGGTGCGGTATTGACAGGGAAAGTTATAGAGAAGACCGAAGAAGGTACTTGGGGAGCATCGGTACATGAAGAAAGACATCAAATTATTAAAGATACAATTTTAGAAATAGGAGGAATAAAATAATGAGTTATGAAGGACAAGTTGAAAGTCATAAACATACTTTCGCCGTAGAAGATTTAGGCGATTGGGATTTAGACGAAGATAGAAGTATCGTACCGTCAATTCAAAATGCTTTAAAATATGCAGGTATAGATGCCGTAGTAGATGGAGAAGAAATGAATTCTTCAATCTTCTATGTTTATACCAAATCTAATAGAGCAACGATTGAAGATGCTTTAAAAAGTCAAGAAATATGGGTAGAATAGTGAGGTTGACGGTATTACCATCCATGTTATAATGAATAATAAAGGAGAGTTGAATATATGAACAAAAAACTAGAAACAATAATAAAAGGGATTTACAGCCTAAAGAGTTCAGAAGTGGATTCAGTTGTAGATGCTATTAAGTTGAGAAGAAACCAACTTCATACTATAAATGCTCATTCATTCAAGGTGGGTGATACGGTATTTTTTAGAGGTCGTAGAAATACACTTTTAGAAGCGAAGGTTGAGAAGATCAAAATCAAATATGTTTTGGTTAGAACATTAGGTGGAACTAGATGGAATGTTCCAGGATCACATTTATCCAAGGAGGCTATTAATGCCTAATTGGTGCAATAATAATATCACTATCACAGGACCTAATAAGATAATTGATAAGATTGAAAAGATTGTTAAGAACGAAAAATACGAAAAACAAGCAGATGGTCTTTTACATTATTTTCATCCAATGCCAGAAGGCTTAATAGAGACGACGGCGGACGGTTCTAAAAATAAAGCAATGATGAAGAAGTATGGATATTCAAATTGGTATGACTGGGCGGTAGAAAACTGGTCTACGAAATGGGACATTCATGAGTTCTATGGCGTTGATAGAAACTATATTAATGATGATGAATCAGAAATATCATTTGGATTTGATTCAGCTTGGGCACCACCAATTGGTGCTTATGAAGAGTTCCTAGCCAATAATTCTAATGTCAGTATCAGAACAACCTATTATGAAGGTGGCTGTGACTTTATGGGAATATGGGATAATGGAGACGACCAATGTTGGAATATATCTGATACGGTACCTAAAGGGTCTACAGATAAATTTTGGAATACTTCGGAAGGTAAAGAGTTAGATGACTTGTATGGTATCACAGAATCAATGGCGGAGTATGAAGCTCAATTAGAAGCAGAAAGAATAGGTGATAACAAAGAAATCATAGATTACTCAAAGGGAGAAAAAGTAAATGTGGACTGATGAATGTTATGACGAGATAAGAAAAGGTGATAAAGTTTTTTATCAAAATAAACAAGGTCAAACTCATTCCGGTAAGGCTGTATTATACGGACCTGCAGGTTGGGTTATAAGTTGTGATCATGGTCCTCAAGTAGTTGGAGAAGGTCACAATTATTTAGGTCATAGGCCAGCAAAAGGTAAGAGAGACGATGACTATTTTGGAAAATTTTTAAATCAACCTTATTTTGGAAAGTAATGGATAGACTTGTCAAATTCTGTTTACCTTTAGAAATGCAGAATTGGTTGAACCAATATAAGGCACCCGGATATGAATATGCCTTTGCAAAGGATATACCAAATACAATTGAAAATCATAAAATGACAAATAGACTTGCGAAGATAGTGCCACTTCGAAGAAAGTATAGGGGTGGTTCAATTTATTCAAACGATTCAAGAGTTCAAATTTATTCAAGACCGTCGGCTTTTTGTCATAAAAAGTTCGCAGATAGGTTTGCCTTATATCACAGATGATTAAAAAGTCGCATAAAATGGAAGGTTATAGGTGGTTGACGGTATTACCATCCATGTTATACTGAATTATATGTTGAAAGAAGGAGTTGAAAATAAAATGCAAAAAATAGACTATAAAAATAAACACGGAATAATGGTTGGATATATTGACAATAGTCAAAATGTCGTTGCCGTTGAAACAGGTTGGAAAACTACGCCAGAAGCATTGACGGGAGTTTTAATGAGTCAATATAATGATAAGGAAATGGCTCAAAAACTTGTTGACTCACCTACATTAATGCCAACTTTCAAAAAAGATGATTATTGGTATGTTGATGGATTTGGTGATGTTATTGAATCAAATTTGTCTTGGAATAAAGAAGAGATGAGAAAAAATGTTGGTCATTTATTCTTATTCATGAAAGGTACTTGGCAATATTCAGACAATGGTATTGATTGGACACCGGCTGTTGAAGAATTTAAGGAGGTTGCTTAATGTCAGATACCTTAACAGAAAAAGATATAGACAGATTGGTTAAGTTGGGTGGTGACATCCAACAAGACCTAGGCTGTGATGCGAACGGTACAGGTTTACCTTGTAGAACAGATAGGTTTTCGGCTGTGGAGAATATGATTGAATATTTAGAAATTCACGGAATGAAAGTTATTAAAGACCCAAAGGTTTGGGAGTATCCAAGTAAATCAGAAAGAGAAGAAGGCAAAAAACCTTTCGTGGTTACAGATGCTAGGGATCAACATTTAATTAATAAGAATTTTAACAAGGCAACGGGAGGAAAATAATGTCAGAAAGAATATGGGAGAAAGACTACGGACCTTTCAGAGTGTTTGGTTATGTCGCTCCAGAAGAAATGGATGTAGAAGAAATATTTGATGATGATGCGTCGAAACTTAATATGTTTCATCTTAAACAAGATATCGCATATGGCAAGAAGGTTTGGGTATATGCAACGGCGAGAGTATTCTGTAAAGGAGTTGAACTAGGCGATGCATCAATGGGTGGACTTTTATATAAAGATTATGATGGAATTAAAAAAGAAATATTTGACGAAGATCATCAAAGTATCGTTCATGATGCTTTGAAAGAAGCAAGGGCGTCTTTAAATTATTTAAAAGATGTCAAGGCACCCCCAAGAGAACAATTGACATCACAATTTATGGAAGGAGCATAATGGCGACTAGAGGTAGAATAGGAATAAAACAGAAGTCAGGCAGAATCATAGCATCATATCAACATTGGGATTCGTATCCAGGAGGACTTGGATATAACCTTTGTGAGCATTGGGAAGACAAAAAGAAAGTCACTGAAGCGATTAAATTAGGTGACTCATCTAAATGGCATTACATCATAGGAGACAAGGTAGACTTTGATGATAGAGAAAATCCTATGTATGAAGTTCAAAATGTCTACTATGGCAGAGACCGAGGTGAGAAAGGTACAGGATACAGAGTCTACAAAGACGAAGCAGACTATATCAAAAACGGTTTCCACTCAGGTGAACAATATGTATATCTGATGAAAGATGCTGGTGAGAAGAACTATTGGGGCAAACCAAAGTTCAGTTGGTTCTATGTTGAAAGCAGATACACAGAAGATGGCAAGGAAGTAATTGACACAGAGTTCAAGCCATTAGAAGAAGATGCTATTAAAGATCACATAGACATCTTAGAAAGAACTTTAGATCAAATGAAGAAAAGGAAGGCGGCCTAGTGTCAGTTCATATCAGATATAGATTCTTAAAGGAGAAGGGTGACTATCTAAAAGATGAGGATATGACTCGAGGATATACGGTTGTCGAAGCCAATTTCCAATATCCATTCCATAAAGTATTAAAAGAATTCTATAAGGACTTCAAAGATAAAGGTGTTAAGATATTGAACATTTGGAGAACACCGGACGGTGAGGCCAATTATAGAATAGAAGAGGAAGAGAGGAAATATAGTGAGTAAAGATGCAGGAGTGACATTAATGTATGGAGGTTCACAATCTTCAGATGAAGTTGGACATGGTAATGAAAAGAAAAGACCATTACCGTTTGAATGTGAAGTCTTAGACAAACCAGAAGAAATTCAAAATCCTTTCTCAGGTGAGAAGGTTATGTTGGAACCAGATGCGGTTGCTGTCTATGATTGTATTAAAGGAGCAGAATATTTGGCAGACCCAAATAATGGTGATGACCCTAAATGGGAAACCGTTAGGAAAGGTATTGCTTGGTTTCAAAAATACTATCCAAAAGAATATATGGTGTTATTAGATTGATGACAAAGATAAAATCAATAGGAATATCATTTTTAGATGCTATGTGGTTTGGTGCTTGGACAATAGGACCTGTGATGGTTTTTTTATGGGCAATAGGATTCATACAAATTGCCTAAATTTAAAATAGACATCGCTGATTTGGAATATGGATTTCCAAATGCCCAACCTGTTTTTCGTGATCAAAAACAGAAGGAAAAAGATATGATTTATGTGACGGCACCCAATGGTTTCGTTGCTGAAAATAAAGCGGTAGAAATATACCAAAAATTGAATGGCACTAGATATAGTGCCAAGAAAAAGAGTCGACACAAGATATAGTGGTTTTAGGCGGTTGACTGTATGAAATGCCATGTTATATTAAAACTATAAAAGGAGTTGAATATATGTTAAAAACAGAAACAAAAGACCTACTTAAATTTAATGCAGAAGGTGTTAGTCCTTATGATATGTGGACCAATGCCAAAAAGGCTTGTTTAAAGGCTGTTGATGAATATGTGGCGAAACACGGAGAACCACTTTATTGCGGATTCGCGAATATAGTTATTCGTCCAGCAAGAGGCAGATTGGTTAAATTTCTAAAAGAAATGGATATTGGTTCTAATGGCTACGGAGGCGGTTGGAGAGTATCTTATTATGATCTAATGCCTAAAGGTCACAGATATGGACATACTCAATCAATGGACATCAAAGAAGAAGGCTGTAATGCTTTCGCAGATGCTTTAGAAAAATATGGTATTGATTGTTATATGCAGAGTAGAGCAGACTAAATGGTCACTGGTTCTTTAGAAACAGTTATGCAGACGGCAAGGGCGGTTATGGCCTCCCTTGCATTGTCATATGAAGTTGAAACAGGAACTCCACAGAATATAGATGAATTATATTGTATGGCTCAAAATATATATTTTGAAGCAAGGCACGAATCAATGATAGGTAAGATTGCCGTTGCTCATGTCGTACAGAACAGAATTGAAGATAAAAGATGGCCTAATACGGTTTGTGAAGTAGTACATGAAGGACCAGTTAGGGAAAGTTGGAAAACAAAAAAAGACCCAACATTAGATAAAAGTGAAAGAAAATATTATCCAATTAAAAACAGATGCCAATTCAGTTGGTGGTGTGATGGTCATAGAGATATGCTTTGGGTGACTTATAAAGATGGAACTATAATTCCAGAAAATATGACAGCATGGAGAGATTCAATCCATGTCGCTTTATTCGTAATGAACGATGATTATAGTATGGACCCAACAGATGGAGCGACATTTTATTATAACCCCCACATTGCCAATCCAAGTTGGGCAGGATATTATATTGAAACGGCAATAATAGGAAACCATCGGTTTATGATATGCGATTAAAAAAACCAATAATAATATTTTTTATAATCTATCTATTTGTTTGGAATCTTGCGAATGCAGAAGAACCAAAATTAAATTGTGAATCTTTTGTAAAGGAAGAAATTTGTAATATGACAGATGAAGAAGCAGAAAAATGGTTTTGGGAGTTTTTTAAAAGAATAATGGAACCAAAAGAAACTGAAGTGGAGATAGTAGAAGTATGATGAAACCTTGGAAGATAATACAAGAATTAGAAGCTGATAACAGCCGATTGAAAAAAGAGGCCATTATTAAGCGAGAGAGCGACGCAGATAACATAAGATTCTTTGATGGTGTGTGTGTGGCGTTAGATGGATTTAGAACATTTGGAGTTCAAAAGGTTCCAGTTGCTAAAAAAGATGGACCTGGCATACCTGAAGCAGAATTTTTAGACACTCTAAAAAAATTAGAAGAAAGATGGCTTACAGGTAATTCAATGAGAGATAAGATTGAAGATTTATGTAATAGATCTAAAATGGAAGAATGGAACGATTGGTATAGAAGAATTTTAATAAAAGATTTAAGATGTGGAGTCACACATAAGACAATCAATAAGTTTTCAACAATGCAGGTTCCTGTGTTTGAATGTATGTTAGCCACAGATTCAGCGAAACACGAAAAGAAAATGGTTGGTGATGTAATGGTAGAACCAAAGTTAGATGGCGTTAGAGTTGTGGTTATATGTGATGTAGATAAAGATGAAGTTAAAATGTTCAGTAGGAACGGTAAAGAATTGTCAAACTTTCCTAAAATACTTCAACAATTTGATGAAATGTTAGACCAAATGTCTGAGTCAATGGTGTTTGATGGTGAAGTAATGAGTGATGACTTCCAAACATTAATGAGAGAGATACACAGAAAGGGCGGAGCAAAGACAGACGATGCCGTATTGAATCTGTTTGATTGTCTACCATTAGAAGATTTTAAAGCAGGAGAGTGTGGACTTTCAATAACAAAAAGAAAACAATTATTAGAAGATTACAATTATGGACCAAACATTAATTTGGTTGAGTATGTGAAAATGAATTTAAGTGATGAAGATGGACAGAAGCAATTCGCAGACTATAATAAATTGTGTATTGATAAAGGCTTTGAAGGTATAATGGTTAAACCAATCAATGGTGTTTATGAATGTAAAAGATCTACATTATGGTTAAAGGTTAAACCATTTATAGAAGTATCTTTAACAGTTATAGGAGTAGAAGAAGGCACAGGAAGAAATGCAGATAAACTTGGAGCACTTATTGTTGAAGGTAAAGACGACGGCAAGTGGATTAGAACCAATGTAGGGTCTGGATTAAGTGATACAGATAGAGAAACATATTGGTCAGCCAGAAAGAAATTAGTTGGGCAAGTTGTAGAAGTTAGAGCAGATGCAATAACACAGAATCAAAATGCTAAAAATGAATGGAGTTTAAGATTTCCTAGATTTTTAAGATTTAGAGGTTTTGAAAAAGGAGAGAAATTATAATGGATATTTGGTTAAACGATAAACAGGAAAACGAATTAAGAAAAGACGGTTGGACTATTCCTAAAAAGCCAGAGACTGGTTCAGTGTTCTTTAAAGATAAAGAAGTAGGGTTCATAGATAACTTTGTAGGATTAAGCATAAAAAATGAACAGACAGAAGCAGTTAGATACCTAGTAGACAATGAAGATAGACTTGGTTATGCTTTATGGAATATACCAAAGATAGAAAGGATGTGGTAATGATAGACGAATGGGATAAGATTTTAAGTGATGTGGACTTGGAAGAAGAAAAAAACCATGCCGATGACTGGTGGTGTGACAGTTGTGAACACGGTCCAATGACTGAAAAAGAAGATAAGTGTTCAAGATGTGGAGCCAGAAGCGGAAAAATTTATGACAACGATTCCGACGGATGGGAAGATGAAGATATAGAATCAGAAGTGGAGGAAATATGGTAGAAGTAATGTCGCAAGATATCAAAGATAGAATTAGAGAACTAGAAGGACAGAAGGTTATTTTAGAGGATAGACTTGAGCATTTATCTTACACAGGTAATATGGTAAAAATGGTGGAAATTGAGCAAGAAATATACGAAATCGAGGATACAATTCGTAAATTAACCGCATAGAATATAGGTTTTTTAGAGGTTGACCGTATTACCATCCATGTTATAATGAATTATATAAGGAGTTGAAATAATATGCAAAAAAATATAGAAAAACAATTAGAAGGCTTTGTTAGAGCAGAATTATCTGGCATAGTTCAAAGAATACAAATGACGAATGGTACAATGTATTTGGTATTAGATAAGCCAAGTGATTGTGACTTTGTTCATAAAGAAATCAGAACATTTTATAAGGAGAATATCAATCCAGAAGGTGGCGTGAATATGTATGCCGTTGGAGATGAATTCGCTTTTGACTTTGTTCCAGCAGATGCAGAAGCACCTGTTTTCACAGATGAAGAAGAATCAGATATTGATATTGCTTTAAATTTAGAAGCAGAATCAAAGGAAGGCAAGTAATGTCAAAACCAATATTAGAAATAAATGGATTCACAAATAAAGTTGATATCCTAACATCAATCAAAGAAGATATTGAAAATGGCAATAAAGATAATGCTATTGATAATCTTAATCAATTAATTGATTATGAAACCAAATTGGCAATAATTGATTATGAAACTAAACCTATTGAAGATGAAAATAGTATGTCAATAGGTAAAGGGAGATTATGGTAATGAAAATAATTTATCCAATTATATTCTTTGTATCAATGATATTTGCCGTAGGTTGTATAGAAGGTGGACATCATGGAATTCCAATAAACGATAATTGGATTGGTTTTGTAGTATTCACAGCCATAGGATTATTTTTTGGAATTTTAACAATAATGAAACAAGCGGAGGAAAACTAATGGAAAAAGAATTAATAATTTCATTTGTGATGTTATTGGTTATTATGTTCTCATCAATCTATTCTTTAGTGTTGATTAGAGATTGTCAAAAAATAATCAAAAAATATAAAAAAGCGAGTAGAAAATATATCAAAGAGGTGGTTAGTAAGTAATGATGGACGCCTTTATTTTATTCGTGATGCCACCTTTGTTAGGATATGGAATTTACTTGTTAATGAAAAACGATGGCAAGTTAGAAGACTTCGTCCAATTAATAATTGGATATGCGAAGAGAATAGGAAAAAAGAAAGATGAATAAAACAAAATGGCTATTGGCGGTGACATTTATAGCAATGATGGTCTATAGTAATACAGCCAAAGCAGAATGGAATGGTGATCCAGATACTAAAATCTATTATGATTTAATTAAAGGACAAAATGGAACAGGTAAAGTTGAAACAGACTTTAATTGGAATGTTCATTTATATCTATGTCATCAAAATGAATTGTTGGATAGCATAAATGGCGAAGGAGCATTTGAAAGAAGAGTAATACAATCAGCAAAGGATGGATGGATACCTTGTCCAATAGGAGATAATCCACATTGGACTTATGATTGGGAAAGTCATATTTTGAAATTTAGAGCTGAACAGGTGAAATTACTAGGACCAGATGCAAGTCCTAGTCCTAGGGGGATGTATGGTGAAACCAAAAAAAACTAAAAAGCCAAGAAAAGTAAAAGGCAAAAAGAAGAAGAAACAAGTGACTGGCTATTATATAGCAGACGGCAAGATTAAAACACTTTATGATGACCATTGGAGTTCAAAATAATGAACAAATATATTGATTATGGGCTTAAGGCAGTTCTATTCATAATATGTACGATTTATCTATTATGGGTGACAGATACAATCCATATTATGATGAAATGGCCATACTAGGTAGGTTGACAGATTACCAAACCATGTTAAAATTAAGTAATAAAGGAGAAAGTTGAAATGCAAAAAATAGAAATAATAAACGGAACATATAAAAAAGATAATCCACACCAGGATATCGGTAAGCAGAAATTTAAGGTTAAAAAGTTCTACAATGTAGAAGTTGATTATGAAGTGGTTGCCAATTCAAAAGAAGAAGCGGAAGATGCCGTACAAGAACACGGTGGCATTGAAAAGATTGAATGGCAAGATGGATACTATGGTGATGAGCCAGTTGAAATGAAATACTATGACCATAATTGGGACCAACAAGCAGAAATAGATTATGAGAAATATGGTAGAGAACCTAGAGTTCAAAAGATAGAAGAATGTGTACCATATGAAGATTGGGATAGCGACAAAGATATTCATTATGAAAATTATGAAGATCCAGATTGGACTACTGATTCTTATAGATGGAAAAAAGAAGAATTAGAAACATCTGATGAAAAAATTAAAACGAAAGAAAGTGAGATACCATTTTAATGTCAGTTAATGTTAGAGAAGCAACGAACAAGATTTTAGAGATGGTTGATGATGGTATCTTAGATAAAGATATGGTTATAATGGCTTGTCTAAAATATATGTCAGAAGATGATGTGGCAGATATGGCACATTGTAATGAATTCTTTTTAAATGAAGAAGATGAAGAAGATGAAGATGAAGATGAAGATGAAGAGGAGGAAAACCAATGATGCAATATATAATACCAGGTTTCGCCATATTTTATGTTCTAACGGTATGTTTGTTAGGAGTTGGTACGGCTTTGGATAATAAAAGGGTATTATTTTATTCTAAGATAACTGGAACGATAGCGATTTTTTGTTATGTTCCATTCATTTTAGGTTTGTTGAATATAATATGAAAAAGATGAAAACAAGTAATGATCCCTTTGGCTTTAATAAAACAATCAATTGGGACAAATTAGAAGATCCAAAAGTTCTAAAAGAATTAGAAGAACTTTTTGAAGAAGATGAAGAAGGTGAAGACCAATGACATCTAAAAAGAATATGACTACAAATAGAAAACCTAGAAGAATTCATAGAAACAAAGGTGGACGAAAAAAAGGATCTACTACAAAAAGAAACCCTTTTCAAATAGGATCAGATGCAAGACCATGGAAAGGTATTTTCAAGGAGATATAATGGGAACTAGATTAAAAGAAATTATATTTGATAGACACGAAGATCATTTATATGAAGACGAGAGAGCGATGAAACTAACTCCATATGTAATGGCTGAAAGATGTCTACAAGTTGAGATTCACGGCATCTATTATGATTACAAGTGTGGTGATTATGATACTCTAACATATATTTTAGAGGGTGGCTTTAAAGGTTTTCATAATATGGAGCCATCAGAATTGATAGAAGAATATAAAGCAATAGAAGATCAATGGTATGATTTAGAAGAAACTAATGAACTTCATTGGGAACCATATGAAGATGATCCAATTCATACATTAAAGGAGAAGGTATAATGACTGGTGGAAGAGAACAAGATTTAATGGATATGTCAGTAGAAGAATTAAAGGCTTACAAAGAAACAATTATTGAAAAGATTGAAACACATCTTCCAGAACTTTGTGATGATATTGATGAAGTAATAGCAATGAAGGAAAAGAAATAATGGACGATTGGACTAAAGACTTTTATGAAAATAAAGCCACTTTGGAATGTGATACTTGTGGTAGTTTATTGATTGGTGATGAACCTAGAATGGTTATTACTTGTGATAATTGTAAGAAGGATGAGCAGTATGACCCAAATGGTTTGCCTAAAAACTTTACGGATAGATATCATGATTAGATACCTTGGATTGATAGTTGCTGTGATAATGCTGTCCGGATGTCAGACGGTGAAGGAAAAAGGGTCAGCAATGAGTGAATTCTTTAAGGCAATCGGTAGTGGAGACACATCTGCCTTAAAAAAATATAAGAAAAAACAAGACTCAACAGAAGAAGCAGATTGGGAAGAGTTGGAAGTGAAAGAATGAAATTAATAGCAGATAACGGATTACCTTTAAAGATACAAGCTCAATGGACTAACGATGATTACTATGAAAGAAGACATAAAGATTCAGATGAAATGGATGTAGTAAATGTCGCAGGTTGGTTAATAAGAATTAATGGTAAGAAGTATCCTAGAGGTCATACAAATGGAGATGGTTCTCCAGATTGGACTTATAGATACACACCAGAAGAAGGAAATACAGAATTCGGTAAACGAATAGCAATTCAAAGGGCATTAACTGAAGCCGGCCTAAGAGTTGTTGAAAATCAAACGGCTTCAATAGAGGGACAATGAAAAAACATATCAAGAGTATAGTTTTATTCTTTGTGATGTATATTTGGGTTCAGGCAATTGCCAATGCAGATACGATTCAAAATCAAGTTAATGAATCGGCTGTATTAGTTAAGAAAGATGTCACCCAATTATTAACAAAGGTTAGCCTGGTTCCAGGGAAGGTAGGCAACCAATTCAACATAGAAGTTGAAAAAACTAAAGAATTTCAGAAAGCCAATTGGGCAAAGGTAAAAGTTCAATGGTATAATCTGATATCAAAATTCTCATCTAATTAGATGTGAATATGAACAGGCGAGACCTTTCAAAACATTTCAACTCACTCGCCTGTTCATTAAAATAGAAAGGAAATTAATTATTCAGGTATGAGATTGATCGCTTCTTGCATTAATGTTTCGCAGTCTTCAAGTCTACCAGTCATTCTTTTTGATATAGCCAAATCTCTTTTTGATAAAGCAGATGCCTTATCTTCATCACTAGCAGATGTGATACCTAATAGACGATCGTATTCTTTAAGTTCATCTACACATTTACCATTATCACCTAAAGGTACACTTGTATCAATACTGTCAGTTCCAGATTTAAAATCTAGCTCAATAGCCGATGCTTCTTGCGAAGCACAACCTAAAAACATTAGAAATATAATTGTTAAAAATATGCTTTTCATTCTATACATATTTATTCAAATTACCAAAAAATCAAATTACCAAAATGACGCAGATCAGTTGACATATAGCCAATCTGTGTTATAATGAACTATGTTTAAGGGAGGAAAATAATTGAAAAAATACATCAAAATTGAAGAAGGCTCGTACAGAAGCCAAGATATGTCTGGACGAGTATTTCCTATTCTTAAAGATTACCAAAAATTTACAAGTGGCAAAGAAGGTGGATTTGTCACAGTTGATGTCACAGAATTCTCAGGATTTACCGAGAAGGAAAAGGTACGAATTAATGTACCTGGAATCAGTAGCCTAACGATAGTTCCGGAAGGACAATATATTACTCATAGAGATGAATTAAAAAAGAAATATAAGCCTGTAGGTTCTAATAAGCCTAAAGAAACAGATGCTCAAGCGATAGAAAGAATTGGAGCAAGATTTGCGATACTGGATGAGATGGCTGATGCAGTTGCGACAAGTAAAGTTAGAGCAATGATAGTAAGTGGACCTCCAGGGATTGGTAAGTCTTATGGTGTTGAAAAGGCTTTAGAGAAGCAGAATATGTTCACAGATATTGCAGGAGAAAAAAGAAAGTTTGAAATGGTTAAAGGTGCGATGTCAGCGATAGGTTTATATAAGAAATTATATGAATATAAAGACAAAGGTTGTGTATGTTGCTTTGATGACTGTGATGCAATTTTATATGATGACCTAGCACTTAATCTTTTGAAAGCGGCCTTAGATACTACTCCTAAAAGATCACTTCACTGGAATACAGAATCAAGAACATTAATGGCAGAAGGAATGCCTAACTCTTTTGAATTCAATGGTGGTGTTATCTTCATTACCAATATCAAGTTTGACAATGTTAAATCTAAAAAATTACAAGATCATCTAGCGGCATTACAAAGTAGATGTCACTATCTAGACCTAACGATTGATAGTATGAGAGATAGAATGCTACGAATTAGACAAATATGTGGAATAGGTATGCTTGAAAAATATGCTATGGGAAAAGAAAAGGAAGAAGAGCTTATCCAATTCATATATGACAATAAGCACAAATTAAGAGAGATATCTTTGAGAATGGTTTTAAAGATTGCAGACTTATGGAAAATGGCTCCGGATAAATGGAAATTATTGGCAGAACAGACCTGCATGAAGCCTGAGAGAGAAATGTACGACTTAAGAACAGGAGCGAAACTGTAATGAGTAGATTAGGTAAGATGCGAGAGAATATGTATTCTAATATGAATAGACATGACTTGCGAATGGACAAGTTAGCCAAACGATCAGTTGAAGAGAATGAAGCAGAATATAAACGATTAAAAAGTATTAAACGAGGCCTAAAAAATTGTGAAAGAAATAGGTTAAGCAGACTGGAAAGGGTAATGAGTTAAAATGAAAAAAGGACTAACAAATTTATATCTAGGGTTATTATATGCCTTTATCATAATGGGCATGGTAGGAGCATCATATTGGTATGGTACGAGTAATCCCAATAAACAAACGGTAGAAAAATTAGAAGAAACATTCCATAAAAAGGATTTAGAGCAGATCCTAGAGTTAGGATTAGTCCAACCAGAGTTTATGTTCAACAATGCCAACTCATTCATTAATGCGACAGGTAAATGTGTTGAATATCTGAACTTCACTACGGATAGGCATAGTAGAGTACCAACATCTATCATAATTGCCATGGCAGGTATTGAATCAGCATGGGGAACATCTCGTTTCTCAGTAGAAGGTAATAACCTATTTGGCATACGGACTTGGGACTTGGAGTCAGACCATATGAAGCCTAAGGATGTGCCAGATGCGAAGTTTGGCCTTAAGAAATATGCTACGAAATGCGATAGTGTAAAAGATATGATAAGAATCCTTAATACCCACACAGCCTATACAGAATTTAGAGTAGAGAGAAAGATTCAGCTTAAGAAGGGCACTTGGGATTATAATAAGTTATTATCATTATTAGACGCCTGGAGTACCAATCCAGATTATGCTAAAATCATTCTAAGAACAATTAAAGAAAGAGAGTTGCCATAATGACAAAGACTATTTTAGGACTATTGGTGGTAGGTTTCTTTATATTGCTATATTATGGCTTCCGTAAGATTGATCGTAAATTAGAAGCATTAGTTAGACTCAATAAAAAGAAGTACAAATGATAATTGATATAATTGTATTCGCAACCTGTTTCACATTATTAGTATTACTGATAGGAAGACCAAGTGGTTGGTAAACAGAATTCTCAAGTCGGACCTCCCTCCAACCAGAGAATAGTGGTGGGCTCGTTGAGTAACCGTAGAGCCCAGCCACTTAAGACCCTAGAAGAAGTATGGATAATCCTTGCTTGGACATTACTCCTACCATTAGTAATTGTATTCAAATTATTAGAGAATTTCAAGAAATAACCCCCAAAACCCCCAGATTACCAAGATTGACAGATCTCCAGGATATGCTATAATAATAGAGTATTTGGGACGATAAAAGTCTTAATATCAATTAATACCAAATAATTTTTAGTTTTAATCTACTAAAAGAAAGCGGATTTAAAGATGGAAAATTATGAAAGAATAGTTGAATTCCTTAAAAGAGCAGGAGTAGAAGTACGGAGATCAAATGTCCATTGGGCATTATATGGTCAAGGTATTTTTGACTTGCCTAGTAAAGGTATCAACGGAGCATCATTTCAAGATTCATTGATGCAGGCAGTTTCCAAGGGTCTTATTGTTCAAAGAAAAACGAACAGAGCGACTTACTTGCAGATTGCATAGTTATTGTCATCAGTAGGCCCAAGTGTTAAAAGCATAGGGCCTATTGTCTTGAGTAGCGGTAGCAGGAATTGCACCCACGGCATTCAGCTTATGATTCTGATGCTCATCTACCCGAGCTCTACCGCCAACATTATTTAGACATAATCAATATTGTCAGACACCTCCCCCTGAACGGTAGGTGGAAGAGTGACCCCAGAGCGAAGCGATAAGCGCCGGCGATTTTTTTCGGCGATAGATCTAACTCGGCCGCAGGCCTTCGCGTAAGACAGATTTGACCAGGCTCTCCTAAGCCTATCCTACATAATAATTCCTATTGTAAAAGACCTAGCTCGGCTTCGCTAGTTCGCTTCGCAACCCTTTGAGCCCAGCGGTAGCTCTAGAGTTTGAATTGTACTATCACAATATACAATTATCTTGAGGATTTTTATGATGGGAATATGATTTTATATAACCCATATATGGCTAATGCTATAACGGTGAACTTTATAATGAGGCATGGTAGGCAGAAGTTATATATGTATCGATCTAGAAACTTTAATCTATTGGACGGTGAGTTGTCGTACTTGATTTCTGGATTGTATTTGTCTCGTTCTCTTTCGGTAGGCATAACATTATATATCTATTGTGGTCGTATGGTGGAATAAAAGCATATCGTATTTTAACTATACCGGCCATCCTAAGGATTTTTATTTGGTAATACTTTGTTTCGCTTAACCTATCCTGCCCATATGACCACCGTGCGAATGGTTGAGACGGAGTACGATCTGGAACAATATGCCATACCGTCGGTACGCTATCGGAGATGGTAAGGAATGGTAAGCGTTGGTAATATGGAGACCTATTGATGTCTGCTTCCGGTGTGTTCTAACTTGGTGTATTTGGTAAGGTCGATGGGTACCCTTCTACGCTGGTAGAGATTGGTAGGACGCTGGGTTGGTATGGTAAGGATTGGTAATCCCCTATATAGTATAGAGTTCTATGTGTATATGGCATGAACGAAGAGAAGGCCTGACTTATGAAGTAAGTCGATCATGCAATAACCACATAGCCAATCTGAGTTTACCCCGCCCGAGCAATACGATTACCACATCGGCCTCCGGCACTAATGACATATAACACACTATAATGAATATAATGTGTTATACATATGTTGGGTTATTATATACAGTGATTGACAGTAGTAAGGACCCAACTTGATTTATAGTCAAGATTGTGCTTTATGCAATAGGCTTTGGCTTTAGCATATGACTTGAACTTGATATGAGCAGGCGAGTGATACTTGTGATGTACTGAGTATGACTTATACTTGACTAGGCTTTTTAGATAGGCTACTTGTTGTGATGATATGTTTGGCATTCAACTCCTTTCGTTATAGTTTAATAATAGCATAGAAGCAGTAAGAGTCAATAGGAGTTGTAGTGTAATGATTGGGCTGTCATTACACTTGACACCATCAGATGTGGTTTGAAGGGTGGGGTGGTAGAAAAATCTTTTTTATTGAAGGGGTGGTCGCATAGCAATTTTTTTGAAAGATAAATTTGGTAAAATGGCAACCCCATGGTCTAAAAATCACCAGGTGGCCTATAAAATACCCCCAATATAAAAAAAATGCACAGCGGCCAAAAAGGTTACTATACCCAGGCCGCTATGATTATTGCTTATACTTTTGAGTTTACAAAGTTATACATCGCTTTAGCACATTCGATTACATCGTTTGTACATGGATATACAGGTTTAGCCACAGTACCACCTTTCCAATCAGGTTGTGTTATGCTTTGATCGTATTGATTTTGGGCATAACTAAACTCTGTTTGAAGATGATCTTGTGCTAGTTTTAAGATATCGGCTCTGATTTCAAAGCCATTTTTGTTTGTTGTCATGTGTGTGTCTCCTCTCTGTGTACACGTATATAGCACATCAATAGCCAATAAGTACTATTATATGAAACAATGGATTACCTACATAATTCTAGGTGCTTTGATTACATTAGCACTGCTTATAATATTTCAACTAACATGGAATGTCTTGTATAGGGTATATCTATAATGCATGGAGAGCCCAACGTTACACTGTTCTTTATATTGCTATATTTTGGTGTTGCTATTGTAATAATAGGATTAATGTGGTGGGCAACTAGATAATGGAATGGCTGTTTATTATCTACTATTCAATAGCAATACCATACTGTATATGGGTAATATGGAAGGTACAATGAAATTTTATATAATAACAGCACTTTTATTGGTTTGTTTTGTAATGTTCCTGGCTATGCTTTATATGAAGGGAGTACCTGTATAATGCCTTTTAAAGGAAATAAAGATAAAGGTCCTACACTATGGGACTTCGTATGGTTTTGGGTAATAATAACTAGCACATCACTTTTGTTAGCATGGTGGAAAGGACATCTAGTATTCCAGTCATGATTACTATACTTAAAGTAATATTTGGTTTTCTATTCATTTGTTTTATAGGCGGTGTTTTCTTTTATATTATATTTGATCTCAAACCATGGCGAAGAGACTCACAACTATGGAATATAGAAACTGATGTGGGTACCGTGTTTTCTAAATCTAAAATTTTTGCACAGGAAAAAATTTTTACTCGTAAAACATGGTGGCGTCACATTAAGTCATACTATCCATATTATGCACTAGCATTAATAATAATAGCCGCTCTAATCGGAAATTAATTGGATACACTCTAGATTAACTTGAGTGGGATCATGGATCCATGATTGCAAATATGACATACATTCGTCTAAACTAGCAAAGTATTCAGTGAGGAATACACCACGAGAAACGTCATTCCATGCTACTATAAAAGCATACACAAAATTGGTATCTACTATTTCCATAACCTAGTATTTAATACATAGTCGAAATATTCTAAATAACAAATATGAAATGGGCGTTAGTAGTATATTTTTTAGTAAATGGTGGATGGCATACAGCAGAATCATTGAACTATGATGGATGGCATCGTATGCATTTTGAGAGCCAAGAGATATGCGAACAGTATGCTAAAAATTTCAACGATGTTCCCCATGGTGATCATATATGGGGTGTGTGTGAACTAGACAACGTTGACCTTCTTAAGTAGGCCTAGACGAATTCTTATGTTTGTGCAATCGTTTGTGTAACTTATCATCAGATAACCAAGAACGCATCCATCCTCTTATAAAATCTACACGTTGTCTATGAGTTAGTATAGATCCTTGTAGTATTACATTAACAGCATATTTCATATAACTTCGGAGTTCCTGCTCAAAGTATTGTTCTATATCTATACAATGCTTCTCTGCTTGTTTTTTATCGAGGTAATGCCTTTGTATTTGTCGTGTGCGTTTAGGAACTTGTGACGTCATATATGTATAGTTATTTGGTTTTGCTTGACTAAATCATTATAAGATCATATAATTACTAGTGTGCTTATGGTGGAAGTATAGACACCTGTTGTGAAGGCGAGAGTCCGAAGCAACATGGCCGTAAAGGGCAACTCCTGTGTGCAAGAATAGGTAAGCATAAATTAAGTGGCTGTAGACCCCCCTGGGTATCTTCTACAGAGGTGCCCGGGTGTAAAAGGTAGACAGCCAACACCAAACCTGCTAAATTACAATATGTCAAGAACTGTAGAAATTTGCACAACTTATAATAAAGGATATTATGATCTATGTGCCAAGAACATGATAGAGTCGTTTGTTAAGTATTGGCCAAAAGACTGTATACTTCATGCATATTGGCAAGAGCAAGAACCAGAGATATTCCAAGATAATATTGTTTACCATGAACTGTATAAAGCACAACCTCAACTAAAAGAATTTGTAGACAAATGGAAAGACGATCCTGTAAAACATGGTTGGCGAGAGGATAGACAAAAGTACGTATGGAAAAACAACGGTGTTAAGTTTTCACATAAAGTTTTTGCACAAACACACAGGGTAAAAAATTCTAACGCAGATGTTATATTATATTCAGATGCAGATACATTGTATACAGCCAAACCTAATTTAGATTATCTTAGAGAAATTTGTCCAGCCGATTCATTGTGTACATTTTTTGACAGGCCAAAAATGAGAGATGAAACCGGATTTTATATGCATAACCCAAAGCACCCAGAAGCAAAGAAATGGGCAAATAGATTAGAAGAGATTTATATTAGTGGAGAGTTATGGGGGTATGACAACCAACAAGCAGATCAATATACAATGGCAATAGGAAGAGATTCATTTAAGTATTGTAAACAAATGGACTTAATGAAGTATCATAAAGGAATGAATACTAAAGACCCAGTACCAACATCTCCACTGTCAGAGTTTTTAATACATATGAAAGGCCAAAAGAAATTACACAATAAACCAGAGTTAGCAGAGCCTAGTGTATTCCCATCAGTACTGGTTCCAAAGGAGGACAAATGATATATCCATTAGCATATTCTACTTGGGGGAAAGAAGAGTTAGAAGCAATACAAAAAGTCATTGATACAGACATGTACACAATGGGCAAACACGTTAAGCAGTTCGAACAAGAATTCGCACAACTGTTTGGTAGTCAACATGCTGTAATGGTTAACTCCGGTTCGTCAGCAAACTTATTAATGTTAAGTTTATTAAAGTGGAAGTATAAATTAACAGGAAATATTATAGTTCCGGTGGTTGGTTGGGCAACAACATATTTTCCTATAGTACAAAACGGATTTAAGATTAACTTTGTTGATGTAGATCCTAACACTTGGAATATTGATGTAAACAAAATTGAAGATGCAATTACTCCTGATACCTGTGCTATCATGCCAGTTAACTTGCTAGGTAACAGTTGCGAGTATAGCAAGATAATAGACATATGCACCAAACACAATTTATTATTAATAGAAGACAATTGCGAAAGTATGGGTGCAAAGTATAATGGTTTGTATACAGGAGCGATAGGGTTAGCAGGATCGTTCTCATTTTTCTTTTCACATCATATACAAACAATGGAAGGCGGTATGGTTTTATGCACAGATAAAGATGATGCAGACTATATGCGAAGTATGAGAGCACATGGTTGGGTTAGAGATTTACCAGATAACTCGACATTGTATCAAAAAACAGGAAACGCATTTAACGATAACTTTATTTTTGCAACTCCGGGCTATAACATTAGACCACTAGAGATGAGTGGAGCAATTGGTTCAGCACAATTAACTAAATGGAATAACATTATGGAAACACGTTTAGCAAACAAAGAACATTTCTTCTCACTGTTTGCAGATAAGCCGTGGTGCAGAATACAAAAAGAAATAGGTGAAAGCAGTTGGTTTACGTTTGGAATGGTTCTAGATGGAGAGTTAAAAGGTCGTAGAGCAGAAGTTATTAACGCATTGAGCAAAGCCGGAATACAAAATAGACCGTTAGCATCAAGAAACTTTTTAAAACAACCTGTTATGAGAGACTTAGACTTTATTGTTTCAGGACAATGGGTAAACCCAAATAAAATTCTTTTAGCTTCAAAACAAATGACAGCCGCAGATGATATACACAACAACGGATTCTTTGTAGGAAACGGTAGTGAAAATATCAAAGAAGGAATCGATAAATTGTACGAAGTGATATCTAGCTTTGTAAAATGAAATCATTAACAATTGTAACAACATGGGGGCCAAAATATTGGCCTAAACCTGTACAGGCAGGAATTCAAAGTACAGTAAAGAATTGGCCGGGCCATGCAAAAATACTTTTGTATCCAGATGACATGTCACAACAACTTGAGTTGCCTCGAACAGAGTATTATGATTTATGTAAAGAGCAACTTGTATTAAAAGAGTTTATTGAAAGAAACAAAGATAATCCGAGACTTACAAAATGGCAACCACAACAATATAAGTTTGAATATGATGCTATTAGATTCAGCTACAAAGTATTTGCCTGTATAGATGCATACTATAAAACAAAACCCGATATGCTTTGGTACTTAGATGCAGACATTATTACATTTGAAAAGATTCCTATGTCTTGGCTAGAACATATATTACCAAACACTGCGTTCACATCATATCTAGGAAGACCCAAGAAAGGCTTTTCAGAAACAGGATACTATGCTTTCAACACCGCTCATAAGTACGCAACAGAATTTTTTGAAAGGTGGGAACAATATTATGCTGAAGATTTGTTCTTTAATATACAAAAAGGATTCCTAAATCATTTTCCAATAGCAGGTTATACAGATTCGTTTACATTTGATGCAGTGCGACTTGAAATGGAACAGGCCGGAAAAATAAAAAATGAGGACTTAAACGATGGCCGATGGTCCGGAGATAGAAAAGCAAGGCATCCATTTATTAATAGTGAGCTTGGCCAATACATGGATCATTTAAAAGGTTATGATCGTAAAGTGGCTATGACATCTAAAAAACGAGATCTTACCACAAAACAAACACATCCATATTGGAAGACGTTGAAAAATTAAAAAATTAAATAGAAGCATGAAAGTTCTTATTACAGGTTGTCAAGGGTTCATAGCAAAAAATTTAGCACAGCATTTAAAGAAACAAGGACATTACGTTGTTGGTTTAGATAAAAAACTTAAAACAGGTGATCCTGTTTTTGTTGATGAGTTCCATGGCCATAATATGGAAAATAAAATTACAATTGAAAACGACTTTGATAGAGTTTATCATTTGTCGGCTGACGTACCAAACTCTAAGTTTGTCGGCTCAGCACAAATGGCAACCGGAAGAAGTAATCCAATACAATCAATTCATGCATTAGACTTTGCGGCAAAGAATAAATCACATTTCATTTATGCTTGTTCGGCCATGATGTACAATACAGATGTGCAAGGACACAATGGTCCAGACTTAAATGAAGATGAACACATATGGCCAGCCAAGCCTGCAGGAAATATATACGGAATGGAAAAACTTTACAATATGCAGTTGGTACAAGAGTATGCAAAGTATTATGATATGAAAGTTGCATTACCAATATTCCATGCGATGTATGGGCCTTACTCAGATATTTTTGAAAACTCAAAAGTAGTTGCCGCGATGTGTGTTAAGATATTAAATGCATCAGACCCAGGCGAAATAGAAATATGGGGAGACGGAACACAAATTAGATCTTTCTGTTATATAGATGACCTAATGGTAGGACTTGATAAACTTATAGAAAACAATGTTCATATTCCAATCAATATGGGATCAGATGAGGCAATTACAATGACACAACTTGCTGATATGTTAATAAAGATATCTGGTAAACAAATCACAAAAAAATATCTTCCAGCAGGTCCGGCTGGATGTATGAGAAGAAATTCTGATAATACCAAAATAATGAAACTTACAGGATGGAAACCAAACTTTCCATTAGAAGAAGGCTTACGTAGAACATTCGAATATGTTAAAAGCCAAGTATTGACAAAATAACTTTTTTAGTATACAATAAATTATATGCCACTAACACCGATAGTAATAGAACAAACAAGTAAAGGAGAACGTAGTTACGACATATTCTCTCGCTTACTTAAAGACAGAATTATAATGTTGGAAGGCCCAATTGATGAACGCACATCATCAGTATTGTGTGCCCAATTGTTATTTTTAGAATCACAAGACAGCAAAAAAGATATTACATTATACATAAACTCCCCAGGCGGATTAGTTACTGCTGGTATGGCGATATATGATACCATGCAGTACGTCCGCTCTGACATACAAACTATTGTTGTTGGACAAGCCTGTTCAATGGGATCATTACTTGCCACAGCAGGAACAAAGGGAAAAAGATTTATGTTACCACACGGTAGACATATGATACACCAACCATTAGGTGGAGCAAGAGGACAAGCAACAGATGTACAAATTCAAGCTAATGAATTGTTAAGATGGAAGGACGAACTTACAAAAATTTATGAAAAGCACACAGGGCAACCTTTAGATAAACTTAAAGATGATATGGAAAGAGATAAATTCATGACACCAGACGAGGCAGTAGCTTATGGACTTGCAGATAAAATAGTAACTAGTAGAGAAGACGACAACAAACAGGAGCAATAACAATGAAAATACAAAGAGACAGAAACTTAATTTATCAAACAGTAGGTTACGCAGATCACAGCAAAGATCCTGCATCCAATCATGTAAATCAAGCAGTGTACAATGCACTGAGAGTTCCATTTGACAACAGACTCAACTTTAGACTATGGTTGCCAGACCGTGTAGGACTAGCAGATAAGTTTATCAACTGGGTTTGCACACAGAATGGTGGATTCACCCACCGTGATCCATTCAATGTATCTCACGCGGCAGTGTGGCTGTTAGAAAAAAGCACACCCGAACAACACAACGAATACAAAGACACCGGAGACTGGCCCGGGGGTTCCCTGTTGCCAGACTGGATGTTTGAAGACAACAATGAATCTAATTGGTGGAACAACTGGGCGCCATATGTATCTCAACAAGGCAATGATCCTATGCATCAATTCTGTATGGCAAGAGACATTTATCAACCAATATTTTTTCAAGTGTACGAATATGCTAGAACACTCAATCACGACTATAGCCATTGGACCACGTTTGGTATGTGCGTTCACAAATATCCTAAAAGTTTTATGCAGGAATTTAAAGATTACTTTGGCGATAAAGTTGTAGTTCCTATGTGTATGGTACTGTGTGGCACACAGGCATTGTACATAAAACATAAACTGGATAGAGAAAAGGTTAAACCTATTGCCGACTCAGATGCATATATCCAATCGCCGTACGACAAAGTTGAGTTAAACGAGGTGTTGGATAAAGAAAAACATATTAAATTTGTTAACCAGCCTTACTACAGAGTAGAAGGAAATAGTTTACACAGAATATCAAAAGATGATGCTATTGCAAACAATATAAGGAAACCACAATCACATTTAAACGCAGTGTTTAATTAATATATACAATATGTTTTATATTTGGCACACAGTATTGATTACAGCATTCATAGTAGTAGCTTACTACCTAGGATTTAGATATGGCAAAGAAAAGAGAAAAGAAGTTTTGGAAACTGTTAAAGAAAGACACAAGAATTAAACCTTATTCTATTACAGCCGATTTTGAGTCGTTTGTAGAAGGACTACACAGCGAAGAAGACTACTGGATAAAAGGATATAAAAGATGGAAGGAAAAGAATGGAAGTTAAAAAAAATAAACTAGAATATGTTTGGCTAGATGGATATCAACCCGAAGCTACTTTAAGATCAAAAATTAAAATCATAGACAGATATTGTACAAACTTATTAGAAGTTCCTGAGTGGGGATTTGATGGATCAAGTACACAACAAGCAAAAGGATCAAGTTCGGACTGTGTATTAAAACCTATACGTTTATACAATAGTCCATTTGATTCTGATCAAATAGTGTTATGTGAAGTGTACAATGCAGATGGAACGCCACACATATCAAATACAAGAGCAAAAATTACAAGTGAGAACCAAAAAGAATATTGGTTTGGTTTTGAACAAGAGTATACGTTTATTGAAAATGAACGCCCATTAGGTTGGCCTACAGAAGGGTATCCAAAAGAACAAGGTGATTATTATTGCGGAATAGGTACAGCCAACGTTGGCCAAACCTTAGTAGGTAATGCTAATCGTGTAGGAGCAAGGATGTTTACAGGTAGAGACATAATGCATGAACATATTTCAAATTGTTTGAAAGCAGGAATATCATTACACGGAACAAACGCAGAAGTAATGTTAGGACAATGGGAGTATCAAGTGTTTGGCAGAGGTGCAAAAAAAGCCGCGGATAATGCTTGGATGGCACGTTATATACTTTATAGAACAGCAGAAAAATATGGCATAGATGTTAACATTGAAGCAAAACCAATTAAGGGAGATTGGAATGGCAACGGTATGCATACTAACTTCTCAACTGATAAGATGAGAAACGAAGGTGGAGAAGATTATATTAAAAGTATTTGCGATCTGTTTAGTTCTTTTCATAAAGAACATATTGCAGAGTACGGTAGTAAGAATGATGAACGTTTAACTGGCTTACACGAAACACAACACATTGATAAGTTTAGTTACGGTGTTAGTGATAGAGGAGCAAGTATTAGAATTCCATTAGCACTTACACAAAATAATTGGAAAGGTTATTTAGAAGACAGACGCCCGTCAGGTAATGCTGATCCTTATAAGGTTACTAATCGTATATTAACAACAATGGAAAGTTAATGCCAGCAGATAAACCAAAAACTAAACGACCTTATACTAAAGTAAGACTAGTTCCAGAAGATTCAGATTCAAAAGATCACGCATTTTATTATTATGCAATGAAACCTAATAAAGGTGAAAAGAAAAATCAAAAGTTAAAAGTACGTAAGTACGATCCCATTACACGTAAGCATCGTTGGTGGGTTGAAAAGAAATTACCTCCACACAGTAAGTAAAGATGCAAAATTTTGAGATAACACCATTTATGTTTGACGTTGATAAAATGCAAACAGCTCTTAAAGAGTGTGAAAGTATAGTTCAACAACAGCAATATTATGGCGATACAAATGACGGTGGTGCAATTTGCTTAACGCAAGTACCAGGAGATAAAAATTCTATCACGGGCGGTAATGTGTTAGGTCGTTATTGGGAATACGATAACAACTACAAAGAACAACAAAGACTAGAGTTAGTAGACGAAGCAAAGTACAGTCAGTTTGTGAAAGTATTAGAACATACATACTTTAAACACGTATACGATTCTTTATCAACAAAGTACAAGCTCGGCAGAACAAGACTTGTTTGGAAGAATTCATTGACAGTTATTAGATGGCATCGTGATCCTGAACGTAGGTTGCATATTCCGATTGTAACTAATCCGGGTTGTATTGCTGTCGTGGATAATGAAGCTCGACATTTAAAAGCAGATGGCCATGCATGGATAACTGATAATACCAAATATCATACTGCACTTAATGGTGGACACGAACACCGTGTTCATTTTATTGCTACTATAATTGAATAAAAATTAACTACGAAAAGGCCAATTCATAGGTTCGTCGATATGAATTTCTGGAAATTTTTTAAGTAACTCGTTTAGCAAAGTATCAGCATCTTTAATTATTTCTTCCGGCATTGGTGAGTATTCAATTACAGGTTCCGCACCACCCCAATCGTGATTGTCATCACGTATTACACAGTTACTTGTTTCTTTTTCTTTTTTCATAAAATTTCTTTACAAAATTTATTTATTGTAAATTAATAGAAAAATGGTTAAAAATCAAGTCGTACGTTGTAAACGATGTAAATAAATTTACAACTTTTTTGTAAAGAATTTACAAATTGTAAATTTTGTAAATTATTTTATATGCTATCTATCAAAAAACTTTCTTTTATACTTTTGTTGGCGTTGTATAGTGTCTTTAAGTTTCCAACCCATACTGCTTATTCCAGACCTATCACAGTTATTGCATATTAATCCTAGTTTCTTTTCAGAATACTTTTGATCGTATATTAGTTGGTGTTGTTTTGTTAAGTTAGCCCAAACACCCTCAATACCAATATCGAACACATTACCGTAATTTGTTTGCTCAATAGGATGATTACGATCATAAGACATATCACAACAAAGGGCCGCTCGACCATTAACCATGATTTCTAAACGATTTAATATTTTTCCGGGAGTTAGGCCACACCCATTAACAAAACTGTTAGGACCCGGATTCCATTTAACAGGCTTCGCCCAAACGGCATCTCCTTTTCCTAATCTATTACTCATCCAATTACCTTTTCCTGTAGCTTTTCCTAATGTTCTTTTTGCATATTCCTCTACTGTATCTCCTGGAGGAAGATCCTGGCTTCTATTTTTAATAGCAATTTTCATCAACTTAGATAGATTAGGGTAGTTATCTCTTACAAATTCTAAACTTTGAAACACTTTTTTTCTGTGAACTTTCATTTGTTCCCATACTTCTTTTTCAGTAAATCCTATTACTGAAATGAATATTTTTGTTAATGTATGACTATATTTTTGTAAAAGGTCACATTGTCGTTTACCAAACGATATAGCATTTGTTGTAAGACTTACTCTTGTTTTATGCTTGTCTGCTAATTGTAATACAGTATCTAAATGGGGGTTGAGTAAAGGATCTGAATATCGCCACGGCAAAACAGAAACCGACCACGGTTTTATATTATGTTTTCTTAGTAAATTACCCCAATCATCCATTAATTGTGTTATTTGTTCTACTGACATTTTTTGTTTTATAAACGTTTTATCCGTAGCAAATTCAGTATATGGACAACAAAAACATTGAGCATTACATAAATTGATTGGTTCAAATGCCAGACAAACCGGAATTGGTGAATATATCAACGACATAGTATTATTTAATTTCTTCTATAGTAACGGGAAGAACAGGCCAGGCAACAGCAACATTTCTTTCTTCAGGATATGTAATTGAAGGGTCGAGTATAAAAGTTTGATTTGTTTTTGCACAGGCAACACATAGTAATAATGTTAATATTGTTAATTTAATCCAAGCCATAAATCGATTTTTCCAGTAATAATAAGAAATGCAAGAATAAAAGCCATTGCTACCATAACACGTAAAGTCCAGACACTTATCCGTTCCCATTCATTATAATTTTTTTTCATTTGATGATTAATTACTCCCAGGATTTCTTTTCTCTATAGGCTTGTTCGTGTTGGCCAAGGATGTCTAGTATTTGCCAACTACCGTCTTCGTTTTCTTTTAGGCGCTTTGCCGCCAACCCATGCTTCGTTGTAGTCTTTAGTAGATTTGTTATCACCTTTATAGCGTCCACGTTTAGTTCTTGCACGTTTAGGTTTTTTATCTAAAACTACTGCTTCAGCACTAATTATTTTTTTTAACCATGTCCACATATTTTATTTTTTATCTTTCTTTTTCGTTTTTCGAAGGTAATAAGTTCTTCCTTTAATTTTATAAGTTTTCAATTTAGGTTTTACCTCCTTGGTTAGTATTAAAGGTTGCTCAGATGTGCCAAGTACTTTTTCAAGCCATTTCCACATAAGATTCCTCCTTATTTTTTTTTAAATGGGTTTAGTTTTTTAACTTTGTCTACAGAACCTTTACCAAGATTCTTAGCCTTAGTTCCTAGCCCTTTTCCAGCGCCAGTAACTTTAGTACCAACATTCTTGATCTTATCGGTTAATCCTTTAAGATTTGGTTTCCACATAAGTTTTCTCCTTCTGTTACTTACTCTTTGCCCATGATTGCTTTAACAAATTCGGCATTAGCTTTACGAGTTCCATCACAGATCGCACCTGCAGTTTCAACAGTTTCGTCGCAGATTGTACCTGAGGTTGCAATTGAACTATTACAAAAATCGTTTGCAATGGCAATAATCCATTTTTTAAGCTCTTCCAACATAATTACTCCTTATTACTTTTTTTTAAACCATTTTAATGGATTTGCCTTGTCAGCAAGATTTTCAACTTTCTCGTTAACATACCACCCTATTACAAATCCCAAAACTAGTCCAATTGTAAATAACATAATATTCTCCCTAAATTTATATACGTGTATATTTATCGTATTTTTCCTAGAGATCTTAACAGTATACAATTATTACCGGGTTGACAATGTTTGAAGATGTGCTATTATAGTAGTATATTATGATAAATAATATTACAGGACGTATATGAAAAATATATTAATTATATTAACAACACTTTTACTAGTAGGATGTGGATCTATTAAAAACCCAAAACTCGCATTTGGTAAAAAGTGTACCGTGAACGGTAACGAAGTTGTATATTCATACCTTTGGATATATGATAAAAATCAAGGATTGGAAGCCAACACAGAAAACTGTGCTTTAATTGCAGAGTAGTTTGGCCCAAATAAAACACTATGAAACGTATCGTTGGTGCATTACTAGTAATAACGTTTTTAAATGGTTGTGCATTACCATTAGTGGGTAGCATCACAACAAGTTCAATAACAAGTATAGCTACAGGAAATTACCAACCAGGTATAATTTCTAGTGCAATTCAAGCAGGAGTGCATGAACAAACAGGTAAAACCCCCTTTCAACATATTTTAGAATTACATTTTCCAAAAAAGCCAGCTAATCTTTCATAGATGTACAAAATTTTAATTTTAGCATATCTGATAACACAAAATCCAATCGATACTCAACAAACGTTTCAAATGCAACAAACATATAATACAATGGAAGATTGTAAAAAAGAATTACTTTTACAAACTAGAGATAATGGAACGTATGATGTGCTTTGGGAATTTGTTGTAGATGGTAATTTTAAATGGGATTGGTTATTAGCAGGTTGTAAGAATGATCTTACAGGAGAAGAGTTTACAATCGAACCATCATATCCAAACGGTAAGCCAGACGAATTATTAGATATTGATTTTGATAAAAATAGATTAGCGATTTAGTCAACTTCAGCATCGGTTATAGCCGATACTGGTTTGTCTTTTATATCTTTGTCACAATTAGGACTACCCGGTGCAAACATACAACCTAATACACTAACAATTGTTGGTATTTTTGATATGGTATCGAGCGTAGTGATCTCTTTAGTTTTTAAGTTAGTAATAGGTTTAACAGATGCACAACCAAACACGCCAATTAGAATTAATATTATAGTGAGAGCCCGTATTATATTTCGTTCTAATTTTTTATCCATATACTCCACAGCAACTTAATTTTTCTATTAGGAAGTAATGGTAAATTAAAAGCCCAATAATTATTCCTTCCAGCCATGCCGCATACGCACACCAAACCGGATAGTCACGGATTAGTTTTATTTTCCAATCCCAAAATTTTTTTAACATCTTTTTCATATACACGATTATTTACAATTGGTAATGTAGGACTTTTATTTGCTTTTAATGATTTTATTGTCAGCAATTTTGTTCTTATTTACACCTTTTTTAATTGTGTAATTAAGAGTACCATGGGCGCCAGCTTCAACGGGGTGACGTTGAGTTCTGAATAGTGTTTTTTCTTTTTTACTTTCAGCAAGTTTTTTTGAATGTTTAATTAGGTGTATTTTATCTCTCATAGTAAGTTTACTTATGGTTATAAGAAATAGTAACCAATAATATTTTTGTAGTAAATATTGACAATGATAGAAATTTTTACTACGTTTCACGAAGCAGGATGGCATTCGTATGGAGAAAGAATGGTAAAAACATTTCTAAAGTATTGGCCACAAGAAGTCAAAATACATTTGTATTGTGAAAACATTCAGCCCAATTTGCGTTTAGATAGAGTAAAAGAATATGATATATTTGAAGTATGTCCAGAACTTAAACCATACTTAGATCGGTATAACACCCCCAAAGCAAACGGAATAAGAAATGATAAAAAAGATTTTAGATATAATGCAATAAAACATTGTTACAAAGTATTTGCACAGTGTCATATGATAAGAAACAGTAAAGCAGATAAAATAATTTTTATAGATGCAGATACACTTACATTTGATACGCCACCAATGCAAAAACTAGAAGAGTTATTACCAGATAATAACTTGTGTGCATATATAGGAAGACCAAATAATAAACGATTACCTTTTTCTGAAACAGGGTTTATTATGTATAATTTGCAACACCCTAACATAAAAAAATTTGCAGATGTGTTTGAAAATTTATATACATCAGGCAAGATGTTTGAATTAGAATATCAGGTAGATTGTTTTACATTTGATATTGCAAGAAAAGAAATTGAAAACAAGTATAGTACTTCTAGTAACGATATAACAGGAGAATCTGGATTAGGTAAAAAACATCCTTTTGTTAATTCGATATTAGGAACATTTATGGATCATCTCAAAGGAGACAATAGAAAAGCACAAGGTAAATCAAGCATAGAAGATTTTAAAGACAAAATTAAAAGTGAAAGAACAGAACAATTGTATTGGAAATAATGAAAATAGTATTAACAGGACACAAAGGATTTATTGGTTCGCACTATTATGACTTTATAAAAAATTATCATGAAGTGGTTACGTATGATTCAGCAGACGGACAAGATCTTAAAGATAAAGCAGTAACAAGTGGTATGCCAGATTGCGATGTTGTTGTACATATGGCGGCAACAAACGGCACAGGTTTATTTTATAAAACGCCAACAGAAGTTTCGTTTAACAATACATTGCCAACATTTAACTTAATTGAAAGATATAAAAATACAAATACTAAATTTGTTTTTACAAGCACTTGTGAAATTTTTAACGGAGCAATAGATAAAGAATTATATCCTGTACCTACAGATGAAAATGTTCCTGTAATGTTTAATGATATTACAAATCCTAGATGGAGTTATAGTATACCAAAAGCATTAGGTGAAAATTTAATTGCTAATTGTGGACTTGACTGGTTAGTGTTGCGTTATTTTAATGTATATGGTCCCAAACAAAAAGATCATTTTATAAGTGAATTTGTTGAACGTGTTAAACAAGGAGAATATTATATTAATGGAAACGATACAAGAAGTTTTTGTTACATTGATGATGTAGTTTTTCTAACACACGAGTTAGTAAAAAATACAAAAAATAAAATTGTAAACGTAGGAAGACAAGAAGAAACACAAATAGAAGATGTTGCTAAATGTATTTTAGATATAATGGGAGTTGATCCTACCAAACTTAAAATTAATAAAGGACCAGAAGGTAGTGCTAAACGTAGATGTCCGGATACTAAACAATTACGAGAGTTGATAATGTTTGATGATTATACTCCTTTACATAAAGGACTCGCAAAAACAATAGAGGCTCTAAGATGAAAATAGGTATCGTAGGAGTAGGTGTAGTAGGTACAGCAATTAAAAACGGATTTGAAAAATTAAATCATACTGTTGTATGTCATGATCTTAAATTACAATCTCAAGTTAAAGATGTTATTGATACTGAAATAGTTTTTATATGTGTACCAACACCCCAAGGAGATGATGGCAGTTGCGATACATCAATTATTACAGCAGTAATACAAGAGTTAGAACAGTTAAAATATAAAGGCATAATAGCAATTAAGTCTACTGTTGAATGTGGATTTACACAACAAACCATTGACACTTTTACTGATTTAACTATTTGTTTTGTTCCAGAGTTTTTAAGAGAACGTTGTGCAGAAGATGATTTTGTTAATAATCATAATGTACTTGCAGTTGGAACAAACGATCCTTTTGTTTACCAAAAAATTGTAGAAGCACACAGACATTATCCAAAAGATAAAGTAAGATTAAAACCAACCGAAGCAGAGATTTTAAAATATTATAACAATGTATTTGCCGCTACCAAGATTAATTTTGCAAACATAATGAATGAGTTATGTGAAAAAACCAATTGTGATTATACCAAAATTAAAAATGCTTTTGTTAAAGGCGGCAGATGCAAAGACACATACCTAGATGTAAATGATGACCTAAAAGGATATGGAGGTATGTGTTTACCAAAAGATGTACGGGCAATGGATAAATTATTAGACAAATTAAATATTGATTTTGATATGTTTAAATCAATTGACGCAGATAATTCAAAACTCAAAATAACAGTGTTTAATGGTATGAGAAAAGAGTAGCACCAGTTACTCCATCAACACCTTTACCATGCGTATACGTGCTTCTGTGTGCGTTTAAAAGGCTAGACTAACAGCATATTAAGTACTATAATATATTACAAAATGAATAAAGTTTTATACATTGATGGCGACAGTTGGTTACAAGTTCCTAGGATAATAAAGTTTTTAGAACAACATTATGGTATGTTTAAAAATTGGTTGGTAATCAATAATGCTGTACCAGGCGACAACAACCACGATATAATTCAAAGAACTATAAAGAATGTTGAAGCAATTAAACAACTAGGACACACACCTTACGTAATAGTAGGACTTACTGAAGTTGGTAGAGGAAAAAATAAAGAACTTAAACTATGTCCGCCCGATCATAAAACTAAAAAAGAATTAAATGAATACTTAAAACGTTTGTTAAAAGAAGAAGTTAACATATTAAACAAAGCATTACAAGATTGTCCAAACTATATTTGTAGTGCATGGACCTCCGGAGTAACAGGTAATAAAAACATTGTTGATTTTATTGTTCATGAAGAACTTCCAGAGGTTCCGTTATTACTTGGAAAATATATAGAATGGTTTGGTAAACATAAAGAAAAATTAGGTATTAGTCAACAATCGTTAATAGACGCAATTGATAACTCAGAAACCTATATAAAAAAATTATTACAAACAAATCTTGTAGACGAATCGTTACACCCAAACCATATTAACTCTTTACAAATGGATGAACCAAAAAATCCTACAACCGAAGTTTATTACAAATTTTTTAACCATGCATTGGAAAATTGTAAGTAAAAGAAGATGTGCATTATGCCCCCATGGCTCAACTGGTAGAGCAACTGATTTGTAATCAGTAGGTTGGTGGTTCAAGTCCATCTGGGGGCACCACATAAAAGTAAAAATGGACGTTATTACCACTTTTTGGTAATAAAGGCGAACTTGGTGTTTTTGGTATGGTTGGTTCATAATTACTGTGGGCTGATAGCTCAGCTGGGAGAGCGCCTGATTTGCATTCAGGAGGTCCGGGGTTCGATCCCCCGTCGGTCCACCAAAATATTTTCTTGCAAGATAGTGTAATATGACTATATAATAATAATACTATGATAGAAAAAATAAAAAAAGAACTTGGCAGACCAGCTTCATGGGCTTACTTTATTCTTGTAGTTGCTTTGTTATACATTGTATCAGATAACTCTAAATCTATTAAAGGTTTACAAGCAGATCTAGACAATGCTATTACAGAAATTTCAACGTTAGAGGCGTTAAATGAAACTACGTTAGAAGCAATGGCAATGGAAGTAGCTGTTCGTGATGATGCGATAGCAGGATTACAAAGCGAAATTTTAGGATGGCAAGGACAAGCAACCGAAGTTAGTGCTAAACTAAATCAAGTAGACTCTGTAAGAGTTGACCTAGAAGTAGAAGTTGCTAACTTACAAGCTGAATTATCTGCAAATACTTTAGCTTTAAATGATGCAAAATGGCGATTGGATGATGCACTTGAAAATCCAAACTGCCCAGTAACTGAATAGATCATAACGGTCTGTTAGTGTAGCGGTCAACACGTCCCCCTGTCACGGGGAAGATCATGGGTTCGAATCCCATACAGACCGCCATGCTCTTTCTATAATTACTTTTATGAAGTTTGGATATTACAGTGATAAGGAATTACCCAAGTCAGAAGAACAGCCAACTTTTATTAGTAAAAGTAAAATAAAACAATTCTCTTATAAATTAAATTCTCATGGATATCGTTGTCCTGAATTTAATGTACCAGACGGAAAAAAGAATGTTGTGATATTAGGTTGTTCACATACGTTTGGTGTTGGCTCAGACGATAATGAGTATTGGGTAAGTTTTCTTTCAAAACATAATACTGATAGATTAAGATATTGGAATTTAGGACAACCAGGTGCAAGTGCTGATAAAATTGTGCGTATTTTGTATGGTTGTGAAAAAGTATTGTTTCCTAATATAATAATTGTATGTTGGCCAGAATGGAGTCGTAGAGAAAGATTAGATCGAAAACCCGAAAATTTAACAAGTAATAATCCAAGACTAAAAGACGAAAATGAAAGTACAGATCTTAATAACTTTTTAAAAAATGTTTTTTTTGTTGAAAAATTTGCAGAAAAAATACAAGCAAAAACATTTCATTGCTTTGCTCAAGAAGTGTACAACACACCAAAAGTAGCAAACATTTTTAGTGATACAACTATTAAAAACTGCTGGCCAGTATGGGATAAACATCTTGGAGAAGGTGCACAAAGAAAAAGAATAACTGAACCAAATTTAGCTAAAGATCTTATACATTATGGTGTAGAACATCATAAAAGATTTGCTAAATTATTCCTAAATAAGTTTAGATTAAAACTCAAATAATCTCTAATATTAATTTTTCTAACATAGTCTTGTTTTTTAATAAAAAGTCTAAGTTGGTTAGAATTATTTTCAGCAATAGCAATTTTATCTGGTGCTATATGTTTGGCATTGGTTGTTAAATTGTTTTTATATTTTACATTTAAAGCATCAGGCGTGTTCAAAAATGCCCATGCGTGTGGTATGTTTTTATTTTTTGCATATTCTATAATGTTAGGTAAGTCTCCTACGTTTAAGCAACTAACAGTAGTCCAAAAATCTAATTTAAGTAGTTTGTATTGTTCTTGTAATTTTTTATATTTTTCTACAGTTTTTGTATAATCTTTCCATTTAATTGGCCAACGTACATAGTCGTGAACATCACCTACACCATCAAGACTTATTGTAACAATAACCATAATTTTCTTTTTGAGTAATGTTATTATTTCATCAATCATTCTTGAACCGTTGGTATTCATTCTAACTATTTTTGTCTTACGAGGCAAGTTAGCTAATAATTTTTTATAATTTTTACTAGCAGTAGGTTCACCACCATTGACATCTACTTCTAAAATTCTACTTTGTGGAAGTTTAAGAAACTTTGCAAAGTTATTTGTTTTTATATAATTTTTTTCTAAACTACCAATTTTGGTTGATAGTCCAGCATTACAAGTTTGACAAGCACTGTTGCATACATTATCTAACACACCACCAACAACCAAGTAATCTTCTTTGAGTGGATGTAACATCTTATGTCTTGTTATACTTTTAGTACGAATGCTTTCACCTGTTGTATCTTCTGTTTGTTTACACCTCATGCACTCATCTGGCCACTTGTCAAAAATCATATCCATTTGTATTTTTTTAAGCCATTGACTGTTATGTAATTCGTTAAATGTTTTAAATCCTTTAGCTTTAACCATATGTCCACACTTGCCAATAGTGCCATCTTGATTTAATCTAATAAAGTGTTCTAGCCTAGGACAAAACATTTTTATACTTTCTAATTAATTTTTCAAGTAATATAGGTTTGTTTAAATGGTTTTCTATTAGTTCATAATCCACCTCAACAAATTGTTTTATTAAAGCAACATCTGTTTTCTTTTTTTCTTTGTTTGTATGAACTTTGCAATATTCCTTTATAGTTTTAAACGGTTTTAATATTACCTTGCCTCGATAAAATTTATATAAATGAAATAGCCATAACCATTGTGGAGCAAAATGTCTGTTTATTATTTTGTCGTTGTAAACTAATTCCCATGTGTCTCTAACATCTAGATTGTTTTGTTTACAGTATTCATTGATTCCAGAAACAAAACGCTCTTCCGGATCTCTTAACAGTATAATAATATTGTTACAATTAGCAATTTGTTTGTTAACATAAGTTTTATCTGCAACAGCCATTAAACTACTAGAGCCATTTTTAAATATAGGATAGATTGTATTAACCCCAATATCAATAACAGTACAGTCGGTATTAATAAGTTTATTCCAGTGGGTAAGCATTTAATACTCCCTTGACATATTCTTCAGCAGATATACTGTTTGCTTCACTAAATGTTTGTGTGTTAACACTTCCTGGACGTATTAGTGACATCTTAATATTACTAGGTTGTGATTCAAGTTGCTGGTGTGCCAATTCAAGAGCCATCTTTTGGTTTCTATATTGCATTGACTCTCTCATTGTTAATCCCTTTATAGTAATATCTTCAGTATGTTCACAAAGTTTTGTTGATATGTTCCAGATGTAGTGAACTTCTTTTGCTGTAGACCACCTATGCCAAACTTCAAATAGAAGTTCTGTTTGTGCATAAAAACTTATAGCATTGTTTATAAGCAAATCACAGGGTTCTATTAACGATGCTGTGTGTGTTGTTCTACGAATGTTTTCTCCATCACTTCTAGATATACCAACTATTTCGTGTCCTTTTTCAGCAAGTTGTTCTGCAAATGCTTTACCAATACCTTTTTTATGTCCTGTAATCGCAATTTTCATATGAGTGTTAAAGAGTATTTAAATACTGCACATGAAGTCATATTTTATTTTGGATTGCGAAAAGCAACAAAAAATTGCTGATAGCCTGTACGGATTTTTTTTAGGTATTACCGCCCACGATAAACCCAAAGGCTTTTGGAACACCTGTACCCGCGAACAAGTTAAACAATATTTTTATTCATCAAACGAAAATTTAGAATTGCGAAAATGGTTTGATAGTATGCATTTAAAAGTTAGAGATATGTCTTATACTTACTGGGGGACCAATTCCACTCACCAAGTAGAAACTCATATAGACAGACCCCCGGTAATAGCAAAAATAAATTTTCCAGTATTAAACACTAAAAATACCTATAATACCTGGTATGATGAAGATAGGAACGAAATAGACAGAGTTGAGTGTATTACACCAATTGTATTACGTTCTGATATTTTACACGGAATAGACATGGGTAAAAATCCAAAAATACCTAGATTACAATTTAGTTTTTGTTTCTATAAAGAACCAATAAATTATTTAAATCCAACTAAAGAAGAAGAACAGTGGGCAAGAGAAACACACGTAAAACGTTTTAAAGAGAACATAAACGAAGGTCAACTAGGCGAAATATAAAATTATTTTTTGGTTCTATAACGAACTGCTTCACTTATTAATGTAGGACACTCAATAAATCTATCATTGCGTTTTTGTATACGTTGCACAACATTGTCTAGTTGACGTTTGTAATCTGTTGTTTCAAATATGTTTTGTGTTTTAAAATCGTCTATGGTACCCCAGTCTTCAATCTTGTTAAGCCAAACTCTGTCAGCACCGTATTGTTCGCCTAGGTCAATAATTTTTTCCATTTCGTGATAGTTGTCTTTTTGTACAACAAAGTGTAATATAAATCTAAAATTATGTTTTTGTTTTAAGTTAGCTATACATTTTAAATTGCGATGAATGTTGTCCCACTTGCCACCTAGTCTTAGTTTCTCATACGTTTCTTTACTAGCACCATCAATACTAACTCCTAATTCGTCTAAACTGTTTATAATGTGTGGTACTTTTGTATGAAAGTCCTCAAACATAAGTGCGTTTGTCAAAATAGAATAACGAATCATTTTGCTTTTTGGTGTTTGTTCCATGAAATGTCTGTACACGTGTGAAGCAAAAGGATCGCCATCCGAACCTATATGTACTGTAATGGGTGTGGGGAATAAATCATAATTTATTCCTTGTTGTAAAAAATTATTAATTTTATTAGCAAGTTTAATGCCTAATCTAAATGCTGATCCGTTTTTATGAAATATTAATCCTTTTCTGCAACTAGGACATCTTAAATTACAAGAATCGTCAATAGCTAAACGTAGATGTCTAAGTTTATTTGTATTATCATTTAATACTGCTCCAGATTTTATATAAGAACATTGGTGCTCATTGCAGTAACGATATGTTTCATCACTTACAGATTCTCGCAAAAGGTTGTGTATTTCTGACCCAGTAATTTCAGATAAGTTTTGTAATTGTAAGTTTCCTATGCTTTGTGGTAACCACGATGTGCATTCACAAGCATAACAAGATCCATTTTTATCTATTAAGATAGTATCATATGGCCTTGGACATATATTTTTAATTTGTAAATTTTTCTTTGTGTCTATTTTGTAATGATCAAATAGTCTCTGATTTATCATCTATTTTTTAATTCTTCTTCGTTCTTCTTCTTCCATTCGTCAGTAGTATTTGGATCTTCCCACTTATATACTTCTTCTTCAGTGCGACTACATCCTAAACAGTATCCGCTTTCCGCATCTATACTGCATACACCAATACACGGAAAGCGATATATTTGGTGACTACTAATATTAAATGTCATTTCTTTTAGGGTCTGTTAACATATCAAGTGTTATTAGTTTATCTAACGGAATAACATTTTCAGAAGATTTAGTCGTACGTTTTTTACGATTACGTCTTTCGTCTTTTTTCTGCTTCTTACGTAAATGCTTCTCAGCCCTAGTGCTTTTATAGTCGTAGTGTATTCCCATAATGTACTATTTAAAGTGTTAGTATAAGGTGCTACAATTTTACAGAACATACAATTAAAGGTGGTTAGTTCAAAAAGGACAGGTTGTCTTTACGCATTTTTACGCATTCGCGTATTTTTAAAAAACACAATTTAAAAAATTTACGCTTACTGCTCTTCGTCTGAGTGTAGTTCGTTTAGTAGTTTTCTTAATTTAGTACCTTCAACTTCTGCTTTTTGTTTAACACCCATAGCTTCACCTTTGGTAGGGTCTAAGTTAGGAGTTGCATCGGAAGGAGTTATTTTTGACTTCTGTTTAAGTGTGTCATACACTGTTGATGTTTTATATGCAAATGAAGATTTTTGTTCCTCCTCTTCAAGATTTCGTATTCTTAATGTTTCAATGTCAAACTCTAAATCAACTTTATGTCCAACACCCGAACTTGATCTGGTTTTCATGAATTGTATTTGATATCTTCCACGCTCTCTCATAGCTCTACTTGTAAAGATACCTATCACATTATCTGCTGTTTGTACTTTAGATAGTCCACCTGCTATATGAGAATGATCAAATTCTATTTCTTCAACACTTGCTCTGTTTAATTGTGATGCTGTTGCTAATAAACATTGTTTCTCTACTGCAAAATTTCTTAATTCTTCTGATACGTATTTGTCCTTTACAAACAAATCACTTGGAGATACCTTTTTACTTTTTGGCATCATTAAGTCTAAGTAATCAATTAGTATACAATCTATTTTCTTTTTGTTTTTAAGTTCTAATTCTTTTATATAAGTTTTAATATCCATTATTGTATAACCACTTGGCATATATTTTAATTGTAAGTTACCTGCTTTTTTCTTTAGCATTTTAACTTTCATCTCAACATCAGACATTTGTTTCATAACTTGCCTTGTTGGTATGTTAGTTGTCATTGCATCTATCCTCATAGCCGCCAACGATTCAGATAATTCAAAAGATATGTATACTACGTTCAAGCCAGCCATTGCCCAGTTAACTGCAAGATTTTGTAAGAACAAACTTTTTCCTGCGCCTGATCCGCCTGCGAAAATGTTTAGTTCACCTTTATTAAATCCACCAAAGAGTTTCTTGTCAATTGCTGGCCAACCTGTGCTGACTTGTCCGTTTGAGCTCTTTAAGAACTCAAGTCTACTTTTTGGATCTTCAAAGTAGTCTGTACCTAGATCACGAGTTAATCCAACTGCAACTGCATCTTTAATCATATCCTCTACTGGAGCATAGTCGCCCTTTTCAAGCATATCAGCTGATTGGAGTATTGCACCTTCAAGTGCCTTATGTCTAGAAAATGTTTCAAATTCATCTAACAACCATGAGAAGTGAGATGGATCTAAATCTTTTGCACCTTTTAATTTGATATCGTGTTTAGCATTAACCTGATCAACTTCAGGCATAACTTTGTATTCTTCAACGTAATTTTTAATAAATTTTGCAATTGGTTGTAATTTTCTATCAAAACTTTTTGGTGTAAAGATATTACTTGCTCTTGCAAATGATTCAGCATCTGCTAAGAACATTTCTAAATAAAGTTTTTGTACATCAAAAGTATAATCAGCCATACATCTTTCTCTTTAAGTCTATTTTAAGTTTACTAGACTCTGTTGATTTTAATATCGATTGTATAGTAAACAGTCTACCATATTTTAACACAGCTTCGGCTACATCATCAACCGTTTTATCCCATTCTGGAAACGCAACACTCCATCCAAATTCTATTGCTTGATTAATCAATTTTTCTCCTGGTGCATCTCTATCAGGTACTACAATTACCTGTCTATTTAAATTGTTTATCAGCTCTCGCTGTACGTCATTTATCTCTGATCCTAGTATGCTTACTCCAGAAACGGTAATAGCATCAAACGGTCCTTCTGTTACAATAACAAATTTTCTTGTCCAATCTTGCGTGTCCATATTAAACACATAACCCGGTTGCACATCTGTAACATATTTTACTTTTTCAATATCTTCAAATAGTCTACCAGTGTAACCTACAACGTCACCCCTCCAATAGAACGGAATAATTAAACGTTGATTAAAATTAAAATACATATCAGGTGAGTACATAAAATCATACCATGTAGGATCTATGCCTCTTACTTTAAGATAATTTAACAAGCCGTCAATTTTATTATATTGGGGTGCAGTTAAATCTTTTGCAACATATTTTTCTAACCACAC